TTTTTATTTGTTATTAATTAATTTGTATTTAGTAATTGTCTACGCAAATTCAATTTGTCTAGAATAGTCAAATTTACATTTTCAACACTAACATAACTAAATATAAGTTACTTTATTCAAAGTACCAAATATTTCATTTAAAAATATTACAGATTAATAATCTGATATACTTTTGTCTTTAAAACTTTCAATTCGCTATTAGACGTTACTAACAATGCGTTGGAAAATTTACTCCAATTAACGGAAAACTTAGGGTCCAATACCCCATTGTTCTCTGATCGGATTAATGCGTTTAGTGAGTTTATAGTATATAACGTATTGGTGTCCTTCTTACGATGTACTAACATAGCTCCTGGTAATTGCTTTCTTTGATTTTCTTTATCTACATTAAAGCTGCAAACTAACTCTTCCGAGTCTTGTATTGATAAAACAAATATTCGTTTATATACAACTTCATAAGTTTTTACAATCATATTTGAAGTATGATCCAATGACTCTTCGGTCGTAAATAAACAAATTAGAGATACCAATATATATAGTTCCTTTTACCATTTATAAATATCCTAAAACTTTTTTTCTGTTGTAATCATGTTATGATAATCTGGTCCTATTTCTATTTTTGTTGGATACTTCCCTTGTTGCTCTAATTCCTCTCTTACTATACGAAGCAATTCCACACCGTCTCGCTTGTCAAAGTCCCAAAGAAAACTGTCATAGGTATAAAGTATCAGCTTCGAAGAGAAAGACTTTGTACGTAGAAGTATATTATGTATAACCGCCATATTTCTTTCCGTCTCAAAACTCTGAAGCATGTAATTTAAAAGCTTAGCTGCATTCATTTCAGTGAAGAATGATTTAAATAATTTTCTTCCAAACATAGGAGTTTCAATATATCCTTGCTCTCTGTATTGAGACCATACTAACTGAGTATATTCATGTATCTTTGCAAAAAATGGAATTACCAAATACTCAGTACCTATACCTCCATATAATTGTTTAAAGGATATTGATTTAGCTTCTGAATACTCTGCTGGAGTTAAAACATCTTTATCAAAATAAAACTGACCTAGATATTGATGTACTGATATATTATCCGGAAACTTATAATCTACTAACTCAGCTAAAAGTCTTAAGTGATAAGCATCGTAGTCAAAGGATAGCATAAAACCATTTTCTCCAAATCTAGATACAAATGGAGCTCGTTGTCCAGTTTCTTTATTTAAAGCAGCGAAGTTAATACCGCCATAGCGATTACTAGGCCTTCCGGTGGTAGTGTATATATTATATTCAGAAAATACAAAGTTATCATATATACTTTGCTCTGTGAATTTCTTTTTGAATTGTTCATAATTTGCATAAAGTCCATTTTGTTCTATTTGTTGAAGTGAGTCTAACACCAATCCATTGTACTTTTCAAAAGCAGCATCGTTTTGATAAAAGTCAAATACATCTAAAAATCTTTGAGAGATAGCTTGCGCCTTTTCAATGTGCTTGGAAATAGGAATGATAGTATTTAGATTATTGAAGTTTCCAAAATTTCTAGTAAAGAACTCGTGTGCTGGAGTTTCAAAGTCGTCTTCAATTGGTTGATTGTTATAAAAATATTCAACCATACTCATATCAATTAAGTTATCAGTATTTAAAAACTTCTTGAATCGCTTTTTGTTGTAAACGAATAAATTTTTATCTTTAGGAAATTGCTTTAGAAACTCTATTGGAAGTGATAACCCTTCAGTGTGATTGAATACTACAAGTACTTCTTTATCCAAGTTAAGTACATACACGTATATAATAGATATCGAGTCTGTGTATACTGGTCTGCTTCCGTTGCAATAGGTTGGAACTATTAACCAATCATAATCCTTACTTTGCTCTAGGAATGAATCAAACTCTTTTATGGTTTCTATTATCTTCATAACCTAGTAAATATAAGTTATTTATTTAACATAACCAAATATATTTTTTATATCGTCTTTAACTACAGGAGAATATATAGAAAATTCAATATAGTCTGTTAAATAATCTTTTAATCCTGGCATATCAAAATCTTTTAAAAGAACCAATCTTTCATTGGTATCATAAACTCCATACTCAATATTAGTTCCTGAATTGTTATCATTTACTGGGCCTGTTAATTTCCATTCTAATATTAATGCTTGATATAAGGTCTCATCAATGCCGGCTTGGTTCTTTCTCCAAAGTTTATATTGGGGTTGGTTAATCTCAATAATATCTTGATATGTAGTATAATTTCTTCTTCTTAAAAAATATCTAATAAAAGATCCATTTCGATAATCGTCTATTACTGGAATTGGCAAAGAATGTTTAGGAGATATAAATTGTTTTTTAGTCTTTAAAGAATTGTAAATTATATTTTCCGGCTGAAGTATCTGATTAATATATGGTATTAGCGTTTTAGACTCTGTACGATTAAACACAGCTCCTGAAAGAACTTTACCGTCTATATACTTATGATAATATCCGATATACTCTTTACCGTCTATAAACATCCACTCCTTTCCAAAAGTATGTAAGTTATTAACAATGTGAGTTTTAGGATAATATATTTTATTTCTTAATGCCATTATACAAATCTACAAACTGTGTTTAATGTTGTTGTCCAATCTCCGCTAGCAATAGTATGTTCTACTGTAGTAACTGTAAATGCAATATCGTCTCTTTTATATTGAGCTGGTAAATAATTAGTTGTAATTGCATTTCCAAAAGTAAATCCTTCTATTCCGTCCAGAGTACAAGAAAAATCTAATGGAAATAATGGCTTAGCAGTTAGGCCTAATTTACCAATTAATTCTGCTTTGATAGCAGCTTCTAAATCTGTAACGTTTTCAGGAGTAAGCCCGTCACTCGCTACTTTCTTTTTAACAGCTACTAAAGCTTCGGGTATAGGTTCCTGTGCTTTATCTTCTTTACCCGTCAATAACCCTTGGCCCGGGCTTAATGTACTTTGAGCTTTAATAAATGCTTGCGCTGCCATTTCTTGAGGTATCTTTGCTGTCAATGACATAGTGCGAACTATACCATCTTGATCAACTGCTGATATAACATACGGTTTAATTTTTTCGTCTGAATATTCAGAATCGACTATTACCAATTCAGTTTCTTTTTCGGGATTGATAACTAACGTTAGTTTAAATAACTGAGCGCTATTTTTATAAATCATCGTAAATATATCATTTAAAAACTTAGCTATTGACATATCTGGAGACCGTTCTCCCTTCTCATTAACAGTTCCTAAATTTCTAAATACATCATTAATATATCGAACATTAATCATAATTTTACTAGCATCTCCTGTTCCGTTTTCACCTTTAAATGCAGCATCAGTATCTCCAAATGTAAATACTTTACTTCCTGGAAAATTGCCGGCGCCGTCGCCATAGTCAGCGAACCCCGGAAATATACATTCTCCCGGATTTGCTGATACAAAAGCAACTAATGTAGGTATCGAAACTTTAGTCCAATCTTTATTACATTGTATTACAATTTCTTTAAATTTATAATCTTTTGCTATCTTTGCTTTAGCTCCTGATGCATTTTTATATAATTTATTAATAATAAATACTAACTTTTCCAATGTAATGTAATATTGAGCGGTTGCTTCTTGTGCTGGCTTATCCGCAGAAGCTTCTTGATTTTCTTCTTCTTGCACTGCTGGCATATGAGCCCAATCGGTTGGAAATTTAATTGCGCCAATTCCATACGTCTCATTAACTGAATCTACTACTGGTTCTGGGGTTGATGCTAATTGCACAAACCCATTAACATTTTGACATATAGTTAATGCTGGAAATATTTCTTCGTCTGCTCCCTTAATTGTAATATCGCCTGCACTGTCGGCCGCTTTAGCACTACCGCCTAACGGATTTAATCCTTTTCCCATAGCTTGGCAACTGCAATCAAATCCTCCATTTTCATTAACGGTATAATTAAAATTATATATAGTTCCTGTAAAATTGCCTGGAGGGCCAGACGCTGCTGACGGTATTGACCATCCATAATATAACGTTACTTCATTTCCTAGAGTTAAAAATGGTATGTATGTATTTAATTGTGCTATGGAATATACCGTAAATGTTAAATCTGCTTTTTTAATAGTACCAAAATCTCCATCGCTTGAAATATGTACTGTATTGATGTGTGGCTTAGGTATATATCTGCCGCTGTCTACTGAAGTAACTGTTCCTGTTCCTTGATATAAACCACTTGATCCTTTTTGTATATGACCAGCTTTATTTTTTTTAGAAAATGATAATCCACCACCTTGAGGCGGAGATAATGATATTCCTTCACATTTAGCAGTAGCTACTGCCATTTTTTTCAGCAACCAATTATGTGCCGATTGATCACGAACTTCGGCATTGTAATATGCTTTACGTGCATTTAAGGCACTTTGAACGTTACCCGGTGTTGGTGTGAAAAATACTGTTGCCATTATCGAGAATTATTTGCATCTTGAAATTGAACTAAAGCATCTTGATAATCTCTAGGAACTCTTACTTGAATGCCTGGCTCTAAATAAACCGAATCTCTTCGTAAGCTAGGATTTGCAGCTGCTATTATCCACCATAAATTAGCATCTTGATAATATTTAGAAGCTAGCAAATCTAATCGCTCTCCAATACTCGTAACGACATATACATCATCTGTTGATCTTTCAATTGTAGGATCAATTAAGGTTGCATAGTATCTTTTTTTATTATCAACATCTAAACTAGTGTTTTGGTTGAATAAGTAGTTTTCGTATCTTGACATTTATAATATATATTAAATTCTATTGGTTATCTTAAAAGTATTTTGCAGTTGCAAATCCTCCATTTGTACTATTTAGCGAGGAAAAAATAACCAGTGGTGGACATTTTTAATACAGGAGCTGCAGCTCTTGTTTTTGGTTTATCTGCTTCCGTTTTAGCTTGTTTTGCTTTCTTTTCTTTACTAACTTGAGTAGGCTCTGCATCTGAAAGCCAATTTCCTGGCTTCGTACTTCCACCAAAAGGAGATAAACTATATACACGGCCTTTAAGCTGAGGACGATAATCGCCAATTACTTTAAACGTCATTGATACATCCATAGACAATGGCAATTGCTTTGCATTTGCATTTGTACCAGAATCTTCTGCTATATCCCAAGTAGTTTCGTCAGGTATAGTGTATGTAAGTGATTCAATAAATCCTGGAGTTTGTTGAAATAAACTACCTATAGTAATACGCATAAATGGACCTCCTGGTTTGGTTCCTGAAGAAGTAAAGTCGGGCATTGTATATGAAGCTAAATAATTTAATTTACGCCACATAGGTACCATTTCTGCTCTTGATAAAGCATTTACTGTAAAATTAAATGATACAGACCGTTCAAATGAAGTATATAAATAAGCTCCGTCAGGTCTACCCATTATATCAATACGATTCCATCCTGGAGAAAATGAATCTGAAAATCCGTTCATAGTACATCTAAATACCATTACATTAGATCCAATATCACCATCTTCAAAATAAAATTTTATAAAATCTTCAGCTCCTGTTTTATAAACATTTTCCTTTGCTACATCTCCTATATCATAAGCATTAACTTTATCTCCACGAAATCCTTTTTCATCAATTAAAATAGTTCTATTTTTTCCTAGATATTTATCTCCCGGAATTATATAATTGCTTGGATCGGTTCTGTCAGCTCCTATAGCTCCAGGAGTTCCAAATCCATATTTAGCTTCTAAATTATTTTTTGTATAATAATCTTTATTAGTGCCAGTACCTAAAATACTTTTTTCTTGAGTAGTCTTAGCATCAATATCATTACGAAAATCTCTAAATGACTTTTCGCCTTTATTTTTAGGTATTTTATTATACGCTAACGTTAGATAACTATTAATATCCGTAGAAGGAGCATCTTTATATGCCTTTTCTCTAGAAGTAGACGTTGATAAATCTACTTTAGTAGAATTTAATTGGGCACCTGGTGTATAATTTGCTGTTTCTAATTTAGTTGCTAAGGTTTTAAGTTTAGACTGCGGTTTTATTCCTAAATCTATAGAGCTTTTAGTTCCTCTTAATGTACCAGCATAATTATTTAAGTTACTTGAAGGATTAATTTTAGAAGCTTCTTGTACATTTTCAATTGAATTAGGTGTTGATACTGTATGCCTCTTAATATTTGTAATGCCAATTCCATACACAGATTGTGGGCCGGACAAACCTGATAGTGATAATATCGGCATTCCTAGCTGTACTAATGAAATCGCTGATATTGGTATTAAATTATCTGTTGCTCGGTTGTCTAATCCTAATTGTCTGCGTAATCCAATTAATCTATTCCCTGGCTGAGTTATCCCCGTTGGGTCGGCTACTGAATATGTTAATAACCCATTTTTAATTTTAGACACATTTTCATAGCTAGCTAATTCATTTGCAAACGGAATTCCATGACGAGTAAAGTGTAATCCTAAAGCTGTACCTGGAACTGATAATAGCGAAGCTACTCCGGTATGTATTCTTGTTTGTCGAGTTAATGGCCCTCCAATAGTTTCTACTTTAGGATTGGTTAAGCCTAAACCTATTTGTTTAACTATCCATAAAAGACCTTTAGGCGAAGCCATAAATTTAGCAATACGTGCTGTATCTGCTACAATTCTATCTGCAACAGTTACTGCACCGCCTCTAATCAATCCATCGTCAAATCCTGACTTAGATCCAAACCCCCAATATTGAGGTTTTTCATTTCCTTTACGCTGAATACCTCTTAAGATGTAAGGCTGTTGCATATACGTGGTATTATGCGACTCATCTCTTAAATTGTATTTTTTATATTCCTCGTCAATAGCTGATGGCGAATTTTGTTCCGTAGACTTAGCATATAAAAGACTTTTATTTGATTGACCAGATATACTAGCAACCACGCTATTGTATGTGTTAGAAGTACTATATCCTTGTACAGAGAATATTTTGCTGGTTAAAGCATTATTTTTTAAATATCTAAACGGAGACCCATTACCTAATTGATTAATTAATGTAGCAGTACCAATAGCAAATTTGCTATTACCCATAGATATTTCTTTTTTATAATCAAAGGTATCTAACTTAGAAGGTCTAGCTCCATTAGCACTGAACTCTGCAGGTACTTCGTCGATATTATATTTCGAAGCATTAACCTTGTTTTCTAAAGACGGAGTTTTGAAATCCGAACGAAATTTTGATAAATCAGATTTTATATCTATTAATGCCATAATATTATATTAATAATTATCCAAAGGCGCTATAACCTCTATCTGTTTTTGTAGTGTACGTTTTCTTCAATGAAGTTTGTTTTTCTATTTCATCCATTACACGGCCGCCAATATTAAAGTGAACTGGTTGATCGACTTTAGCTATTAATTGTTTCAATAGCGAAGCTATTTCAGAGCTTCCTCCACCACCGCCGGCGCCTTTGGCTCCGCCTTCTAAATTGGTACCTGCCATTATTAAATCGCCTTTATCAAAAGTTACTGGAGGTTGGCCTGGACGAATTAAAGCGTCTTTAACTGCTAATGCTTTAGGTGCTGCTGCCTTTGCCGGAGACTTTGCACTTCCTCCTAAAGCCATGTTTCCTAATCCTGACAATGCGTCATTAGGTATTAATTCAAGTAAATGATCTGTTACCCATTTTATTGGAGACCACCCAAACATACCTAAAATTCCGTCAGCAATACTAATAGCAGTACCAAATCCTGGTATAAAATTTATTGCGCCGTTAACTATCGGATAAGCAGCTTCTTTTAAAATATCTTTACCTAATTTACCAGAATCGACTTTTTTACCTGAAGCTTGCGATTCTCTTGCTGAAGAAATTAAATTAGCTACTCCGCCAATGGATTGTGCTATAGCTAAAATAGGTCCTAGAAATTTACCAATTACTTTTAGTGGGGCGCCTAATTTACCTAATAGTCCAGATTTTCCAGCACCGCCTGCTGCTGCTCCAGCTCCTTTAGCTGCAACTTTACTACCTCCACTTACCGTTGCCTTTACTCCTTCAGCTACACCTTTAATTCCTCCAGATACGCCTTTAACTCCGCCTTTAATTTTATCTATCATTCCACCGGAGCCTATTCCCATTGCAGATTTAGCTATTCCTTTAATTCCGCCAGATTGTTTAAACATTCTGCCGGCGGATTTCATCAATCCTTTAATTCCACCTTTCTTAAAAGCTTTAAATAAACGTTTAGCTCCTTTAAGACCTTTTTTAGCTTTACCGCCTATATCATCTTCATCTCCGCCTTCTCCTCCTCCTTCACCCATTCCTCCTCCTCCTTTTAAATTTTCAACAATCGTATGTGTTGGATTTCCTTTTTCTCCTAATTTTGCACCAAAAAATTCTTTAACTTTCTTAAAAGCGGCTTTTACTGCAATTGCTCCAACTCCAATACCTACAGCAGCTTTCATTATTCCTCCCGATCCTTCGGGCATAAAGGTTTTAACAAATTTTTTGATTCCGCCTACCATTTTACCCATAAACTCAAATGCTTTGCCCAATCCACTAACTAGCATTTCTATAGGGCCTGAAGCTATTTGATCGAATAATGTATACATTTTATCAATCATTGTATTCATTTTCTCTTGCGCGGAAGCAGCTTGTTCATCTCTAATTCCTTTGTCAATTTCTTCTTGAGACATGATTTTTTGAGTAACTAAGCGCTGCTGTTCTGCTTTAGATAAATTTTTTAAACTCTTAACACCGAACATTGAATTCATTTTTTCAAGCTGGCCTGCTTTCATTATTTGCTCAACTGTCATACCAGCTGCGTCTGCTACTGCTTTTTTCTGCAGTACATCCATTTTCTGAAATTTATCAAATGAACCTGCTTGCTTAAGAGCTTCAGCAGCAGCGCCGGCTGTATCTCCCATCAATGCTAATTCTCTGGCTTTATTCATATTAATATGCTGACCAGTCATAACACTTGCTTTCATTTCAGCTTCAATGCTAGATTCAAAGTCTAATAGGCTATTAGACACTGCTTCTGTCTCTGCCATTGTCATACCTAATTTTTTAGCTTGAATTACTGCTCTTGTTAATGCAGTGACATCTCCTTTATAGTTAGCTAATGTAGATTTTGAAGATTTAGCAATGTCTTGTTGAATTTCTCTTACTGATAAAGAGTCTCCTGAGAGTTTATTATATTCTTCTACAGATCCTTTAATATGCATTAAATTTTCTTCCGCGGACTTACCAGTGCCAATAGATGTCATTTGAAACTCTTTAGCTTCGTCATTTGACATACCAAATTGCTTTGTTAAAAGTACTTGAGAATCTAATATTTTTTGTTGATTTGCTACATTAGTACCCATTGTTCCTTCCAATGCACTAAATGCTTCATTATAATCTTTTTGATTAGCTCCTAAAACTTTACTTGCCATTGAAGCGTCTTGCAATGATGTATGTATGTCATGAGCTTTGTCAGATGTAACTCCTAAACTACGTTGCATATCAACAAGCTCTTGATTAAGATGCATCGCTCTTTTAATACCTAATCCAATACCAGCAACAATACCTAACTTAATACCTGAAGTTGCTATTTCCATTATACTCTTTTTAGGAGCGGCTAATGAAGCATTAAATCGTTTTCCAATAGATTCCTCCATGGACGATCCTAATTTTTCAAAAGCTTTTAAAGGATTTTTTATAGCATCTGTAATACTTTTAAATGTTTTTAATCGTTCTGCAGCTACTTTATTAAGTTTTTGTGATTCTTTAGTTTGATCTTGTAATCCTTTATATTGATTTTTTTGATTTCTTAATTGATCTAATTGTACTTTAAGCGTTTCTTCATCTTTTGCATTGCCACTTTTTCTAGCTTTTGTAATATTTTGTGCTGTATCTAAAATTTCACTGTCAATATCACTTATTTGACCTTTAACGTCAAGTTCTTTATAAAGTTCTGTTCCGTAAGATTTTTCATTTTTTAATCTAACTTCCGAAGCTTTAATAAATTCTTTGTTTCGTTTAGCTATATTTTCATTAATAGCTTCTTGGTCTTCTTTTGCTTTTGAAATTTCTTCTTCAATTTCAAATGATCTTTGCTGTTTGTCTAAAGCGTCTTCAGCAGCTTTATCTCGCTTTGCGTCAGCTTCTTCCCATAATTTTGAAACTGTTTTAATGTACTCAGCATCGTTTTTTGATTTAGACGAGTCTTTTGCTGCAGCTGGTTTACCGGGTTGTTTACCGGTTCCCATTGATTTTATTAAATTATGAATAGATTTAGTTAAATCTTGAATATCTTTTGAACTTGCAGCTGCCATTTAAAATTATTTTAGTATTTCAATGGTTTTGTTGATTTTAATGTACGCGTATTTTTTGAATCTTTATCTCCACGAGTTAATTTATCATATTGATCTTGCAATTTTTTAGCTTTTATTGCTAATTTTTTTTGTAATGAATCTATTTCTTTAATTTTAGCTATAGATGCTTTGTACTCTGGAGTATTGCGCATATTAACAGCTGACATATGTAAAAATGGACCTAAAATAGCATCTACTAACATATCAATTAATCCTTCAGAAAGTAGTGAAGCTTTTAAAGCAGATTTTTGTTCTTCAAATCGGTCGATTTGTTTTGTCGTGATTGTTAACTCACGCAATATTGATTTAGTAGAATTCATATAAATCTTTTATATAAATATCATAAACAGTTATTTCTTATTAACTATTGGAGGAGAAGCCAGTCTCTTACTAGACTGTTCTTTAGAATTAGGATTTGCAGCTTTCTTTTCTGCTTCACGAGTTTCAACTAGTTTTTTAATGTAAAACTTCCTTAGCCATATAGGCATAGAATATACATCATTCCAGTTAAATCCGCCGTGTGAATGATAAATTAAAGTAAAGATTTCTTCGTGAAGAACGGGCTTATAGCTAGGCTCCAGGCCAAAAAAACTGGGTCGTAATGGGAAACTCCTCTTCTGCTTCGTGGCCGCAGTGAGGACATTCAAAACTATAATTCAATGGCATATCAGGTGCTACTTCTTTAATTTGTCCACGAAGTATTCTAGAGTCAGTAGCAAACAATTCATTATCAACAAAGTTATTAATATAGTCTTGAGTGGTGTTCTCATCAACTGATACTATTAATCGTTTCAATCTGGTAGTTAATTCTGTATCGACAGTGTCTTTCTTAGCTGTCTTTTTCATAGCTGTTAATTGTTTGTCAATTTCATTATCAATACCTTGAGTTAAAAGTTGAAATATAACTTTTCTTTTAGTAGCTGGCAATTCAATTTCAAAACGATTAGGCGCTATCATTTTAGCTAGTCCATCTACAGTAACTTCTTTAGGAGTTAATGTCGTTAAATCAATAACATGATCTGACGAACGTTCACAACTTGGGCAAGACATACTAAATTCATAGTCTTTACCATATCCTAAAACTCTAGCTGCAACCATAATAGCATTTTTGTCTCCTACTACAATATCATTGTAATTAATAGGTGATATTATCATTGATTGAAATAACTTATCCAAAACAATTCCTTGACGAATTAAATTTTGAGAAGTTAAAATATCTTCTTCACGAGCAGTCATGTATTTCATTTCTATCTTACCCGATGCTAATGGATGACCTTCAGGATATAATACTCCTTTAGAAGGCAAATCTATAACCTCTGTTGGGAAGTTAGTTTTTTTGATTTCTTGCTGCTTGTAGTTTTGAAGAGCTAATTGTTTAATTTGCTCATCGGACATTTCCATGTCCTTTTTAGGGTAATTGTCGTTAACCGTTGCCATAAACTATATTATTTAATTTATTATAAATATGTAATCAGTAAAAAAACTCTTATTGCTAAGAGCTTACTTAATTATTTTTTATCTAAAGTAGGTTTAAGTTCTCGTGTTAAAGTACTTAAAGCTTTTTTAGCATTTGAAGACATTGAGCTATATAATTTTGATTTTTGTATGCCGGTCCAATCAGCTATACCTTGCAAAATAGAATCTTCAATTCCTTCATAGGTATGATCTAATTCTTCTTTAAGCGACTTTTTAATTTCTTGACGAATTAAATTTTGCAATTCTGATTGTTTCATTATATACTTTATTATAAATATCTTATTTAATAATTTCCATTAAATTTTTAACTACGTCAAATCGATTAGTTTTAATGTCATGTTCCCAAAAGCGTAAAAGCTGATATCCATTATCTAATGCAATTTTATTTTTAGTTAGATCATGCTCAATAGTATGCTTTTGTGATTCATATACGGGTTGTATATTTAATGTTGGATTGCAGTGCCACCAATCTCCGTCAACTTCTATTAATATGTTTTTATCTGGAATATAGAAATCATAATTATATCCATTAACTGTATACTGAAATATATACGAAACTCCTAAGCCATTTAGAATAGCTTGAAATTCTTTTTCTAACTTAGTTTCATTTTTAATTAAATGAGTGCTCATATACTTAGACCTTCGAACTCTCTGAGCATCTCGATTTTCTTGATTACTCCAATATTTTTGTCTATCAGTCTTAATCTTTGCAATATGCTCTGGCGATTTCTTTTTGCCTTTTAATCCGTCTGATATTTTCTTTCTGCGTTCTGAATTTTGTGCTGCTTCTACACAAGCTTTCATTTGCACATCCGTTTTAGATACTCCTTTATTCCATTGAATTCGTTCTCCAGAAGCAAATTGGTCTCTGCGAGTTTCTGCTGATTTTTCTAGTCCTTTTTCGGAATAAAATCCTCCATTTATTCTTGCTGCATGTCCTCTAATATAATCTCCAAATCTACCTCCTTGAAAATTTAGTTTTTCCATACAGCCACATTTACATAAAGGCCACTCTCCGTTTAAATTAAAATTTACATAGGTTTGAGCTCCAGATATTTTATGTATTCTAGAATTATGAGTTTGAAGACTTTTAAGACTATTAAAGTCTTTATTACATTGATTACAATTAAATTTTGTCATAAAAAAATTCCTTATATAAATAAATATAAGGAATTCTTTTGTAACTATTAAATTTGATAAAGTATTTTTACAATTATTTGATAAAAATCAAAATTGCAAAATTGCATAATCATATTTCAATGTCAATTGAATATTGATTGCATCTTCTGTTCCCCAATCAAAGTCACCAAAGTTAGCGTCTCCGATAAATGCACCTTTTAAAGTCCATTCTTCAACTTTATCACCTACAGGTCCTAAAGCATTGAAAGTAATGTCTTTCTTGTAAAAGTCAGAATAACCATCACGACCAGTTACAGACTCATGAGATAAACGAACCCATTCCATTACAGCTTGAGCTGCTGACGGAACTACTGGATCATATAAAGTAATAGATACATCGTTCCAACGACCTTTACCTTTTAATTTTCTTTCTACGTTGATATGCTCTATTACCACATCACCGAAAGCGATTCCAGGACGATTTGTCGCTTTGATTAAGTATGCAGGGATACCTTCAATATACATAATGAAACGGTTTGCTACTTTTGGTTCAAAAGCGGTAAACATTATTTCGGTTGGGTCTAATAATTCAGCCATTTTATTTTAAATTTAAAGATTAATATTTCTTTCAATAATAACTACCATTTGTATTTATTTTCTTTTAAAAGTATAATGGTTTGTAAAAGATTTATATATTTATTATAGGAATTGAACCCTACGTAGAAAATATGCCTAGACCTAAACAACAAAGACAATTGAAAAAATGCAAAATGTGTGATGTGCATTTTGAGCATTTACCATCATGGAATAAACAATATTGCAGTAAAAAATGTGCAAATGCAGACCCCAAAGTTAAACAAAAACAACGCGATGCTTTACAACTAATATGGGATGCAAAAGGACATCCTATGACTCACAAAGACATTCAGAAGAAACATAAATTAACAATGACTTTGAAATATGGAGTTGAGCATGCATTGTGTAGCAATGACATTTTATCTAAATCTAAACAAACTAAATTGAAAAAATATGGAAATGAAAATTTCAATAATTTAGATAAAGTACATGCAACTAAATTGAAAAAATATGGAAGTGCTACTTACAACGGTCCGGTGAAACGAATGATAACTAAATACAATGACATATTAATAAAATGGAAACATGTCGTTCCTATGTTTACTGAATTAGAGTATAATGGAGTTGATAATACTCAATATTCATTTCAGTGCAATGAATGCTTTAATGTTTTTCATTCATCAATTGACAATGGCATTATTCCAATATGCCGAGTATGTATTCCTACTCAAGCAGTAACTCAATCAAAAGGAGAAAAAGAATTAATAGAGTATATACGATCTCTAGCCCCTAACTGCGTAATTATTGAAAATGATCGTACAATATTATCAGGAAAAGAATTAGATATTGTGCTACCTGAATATAATATAGCTATTGAGTATAATGGATTGTATTGGCATTCAGAAAGTAAATTAAATAGCAAAAAATATCATTTAAACAAGACTAAACAGTCTATATCCGCAGGTTATTCATTGATACATATATTTGACTATCAATGGCATCAAAAGCAAGACATTGTTAAATCAATTATATCTACCAAGCTTAAGTGTAATACTACTATCCCGGCAAGAAAATGTGTCGTTAAAGAAATTAAATCAAAAGTTAAAAATGATTTTTTAAATAAAACTCATTTACAGGGTTCGTGTAATTCCAGAGTGAATTTAGGATTGTATTACAATGACAATTTAGTTGCTGTATGTACTTTAGGAAGAGCTCGTTATACTAAACAATATGAGTGGGAGCTTATAAGATTTGCTTCAGAATTGAATTGCACCATAGTTGGTGGCTTTTCTAAATTACTATCGTATTTTATTAAAACGTATAATCCAAAAAATATATTTACTTATTGCGATAGGGCAATAAGCAATGGAAATGCCTATTTTAAAAGTAATTTTAAATTAATAGGCGTTACTTCATCTAATTATTTTTACTTTAAAGGAGCTAATGTATACTCACGGGAGCTATTTCAAAAACATAAATTACAAAGTAAAATTGCAATATTTGATAATACAATAACTGAGTATGAAAATATGTTGATTAATGGATATGATCGGTATTGGGACTGTGGTAATTATAAATTTTTATATACTCCTTAAAAGTTATCAATTATATTGGCAGTAACACCTACACACATCAACGTATTCAGTCAATCTATTTGTTTTAATATAAATATATACTATCGTAAAACCAAAAGAAAAGCCCCAATTTCTTGAGGCTTTTTCTATAAAAATAATTTATTACGCTCCTGGGAATGCAGCGCCTGTCGGTAAAATGTTGAAGTCAATAATAATGAATTCAGCGGTCTTGGCAGGTTGCAAAAAGATTTGACCATACATAATGTTACGATCAATTACATCTGGAGTGTTATTTGACTCATCCATTACAACACGGAAAGAATATAAACCTTGACGTTGTTGTACTGATTCTAAATATGGATTACAAATATTTAAGAAACGGTTACGAGTTGCAGCGGTATTTTGTTCAAATACTAAATACTTAGTTGCTGATGCAATGTATTTCTTAACTGCAATTAATAAACGTCTTACATTGATTCTATCCAAAGCAGACGGCTTAGCTTGAAGTGTTTTCTGACCCCATACACAAACACCTTGACCAGGGAAAGTAGCAATAGGATTAACACGGCCTTCATATAATTCATCTCTTTCAGCGTGAGTTAAACGAGTATAAGCGTCTATTACAGAAGTTAAACCACCACGATTTAAACCTGCAGGTGCATACCATTCAGCAGCTACCCTATCATTAAATGCTAACACACCCGGAATAACAACACTTGGTGGAACCCATACTGGCTTATTAATACCAGCGTCTAGGATTTTAACCCATGGATAGTAAGTAGCAGCATAATTGTTATCAAAAGTGTCTACCTCTCCTGTTACAGTTGCAATATTAGCAGTTAAACCTGCAGCGTCAAATACAAAGAAAGTATCTCCTCTGTCTAAACACATATTAGCAGCGTAGTCAATTACGGCTGAGTGATATTGCTGAATAACACCTGGAAGAATTAACATATTAATATCTAATTCGTCAGGATTGGAAACAGCATCAATAGCATTTTTATACACTGAATAATCTTTGGCTGTATTAGAACGCAAATCATATCCTTGAGTATTTGCAGCTACGATATCAGCTCCTACTAAAATTCTACGATTAGGCTGAACACCATCTGCACCTCCTTGAAAAGGAACAATAAATTTACGAGAATCAATTACGGTATTAGTCGTTAAGTCAATTGAACCAGAATAAGGTGCAGCTGCTGTTGGGTAGCTTGCTCCAGCTTCTTGATTGAAATTGGTTAATAAGAAATTAGCATTGGATCCTGTAGTTGCGCTTGTCTTAGGAGTTGGTTTTAAATAATTAATATTATCTGTTCCAGCAAAATCATAATCAAATCCAAAGAATTTACGTTTATTGTAAGTACCATTTATAGTCTGAGCAGCTACGAAGCTAGCAGTTGGTACATTTGTAAATGCTGAAGGAGTTGGATTATATAAAGCAGCAAATCCGAAAGGAACTAACTCTACAGAATAAACACCTTTAGATACGTTGTCGTCGACTTCTACATACACGTATTTAGATTTACTTGGATAATCGCCATTAGCTATAACCTTTCCAGATTCAAAAGTTAAATAACGGTCACCAATTACTCTAGAAATGAATCTAGTTGAATTAGGGTCTAAATTTACATTGTCAAAAGATTCTAATACATTAGCACGAACATCTGAATCTTGAGTGCTATATGGAGAGCCTACTGCTGTTAATTTAGTTTGATCAACTGCACGAATAGTTACGGTAAATGATCCATATTCTGAACCTGCTACTGTACCTGCTGCTTTGATGTTTGAAATTGCAACTTTAGTTTCATAATTAGCGTGAACTCCGTCAGCGTGTGTATGAAGTTTAAATAGATTTTGACTTACTCCATTTACTTTTTGTGAAATGATATATGGAGTTTGAGCTTCTAAATAAGCATCAGAGAAATTAAATGAACCTGATTGCAATGTTATTGTACAAGCCGGGTCAGCTGCTAGCGAAGCAGATGCTGCTGTTCCAAAGAATGTATATAAATAAGCCGGAGTGGATGATACATTAGCTTGCTTACTAAATACCTTAGACATATAGTTTGCGCTTAAGCTAGACAATGAAGCGCTATAAATAGCACTTGAAGGTCCTTTTGCATTAGGGAATGCAGCGGTGTCTACTGTATAAGATCCTGAAATTTGAATTACAAACGATCCACTAGTATTAGCGGTTACTACTGATTGATGAAACAAGTTTGTCGTTGCATCATAAAATGCATCTGTTTCAGATAACACTTGAGAAGGGTGAAGTAAAGCAATTTGTCTACTTCCGAACGATCCTGTAGCTACTACTGCAATTGGATTAGCTAAGCTATATCCGTCATCATGTAATGTTCGAACAACTGTTAATTGTCCTGAATTGTTTAAATACTCCTTAGCGGTGTAAGGTAAGTATAAGTTTGGATTTGTGTCTCCGAAAATTTGCACAAACTCTCCATAGGATGTTACTGAAATTGGCACCATTGCCGGTCCTTTAATTGTCGGACCAATAAATGCTGCGCCAATATTGGCAATACCTTGAGGTAAGAAAGACAAATCTTTTTCTTCAGTAAACACACCGGGGCTAACGATTTTTTCTGCCATTGTAATTTATGATTAATTGATTGTTAAAGATTTTTATCTACTTATAAATATGATTTAGTTGACTCAAACAGATGGCGTAAACTCACCAGTTTCAATGTTAATTTCACCTTGGCCATATTTTTTAGTAACATCTTCTGCAAATTTAATTTCTTCTGTTTGAATAGTTAAATAATCATTTGAAAATGTTTGCTCTAACTGAGCTAAACGATTAACTTGAGAATTTAATAGAATTTGTTCTATTTTTAACTGACCTAATTTAGCTGTGATATCAGCATATTTGGTTTGAAGACTATTGATAGCCTGAATCTCTTCTGGAGATATTTTGATTGGATTTGCCATAACTAATTTATATTATTATTATATATTATATATTATATATTATAATTAATATTATTTATTAATATATTATATATTTAATATAATTATAGTATAACCATTTCAAACATTGACTATGACTGAAAAATTTATTGTTCTAAACCAATCTTCTCCTGACAGAATAGGTTGTACCTTCCCATTGAACATATGTTTTTTGTTCATCAACTAATTTTCTAACTGGTTGTATTAAAGTTTCTAGCACTTCTTTTAGATAATTCCTCGTTAATAAATTTAATGTTAGCTTGGTTTTGTTCAATGATTGCTAATGAATCATAAACTATAGCCTTTAATTCAATTATTGAATAGTCTTCAATTGTTTTTTCCGTTGCAACTTCATTAGCAACTTCTATGTTATCTGGTTTCATTAGTTTTCAAAGTTTTCAGGAGTTTCAGTCATAACAGCATAGCCTTTTACGCCTTCTGCAATTTCAAATTCAAGGATATTACCTACTATAATTGGGTTAATTAAAATGTCAGCTCTTTCAGCTAAGAAAGTTTGTACGTCATCTGTAAGTTGACTGATACCAATATTTGTTGGGCAGTCAGGTTTGTTAAAATAAATTAGTGTTTTCATGTTTTTTTTTGTAAATATAATATTAAAGAAGAGTGTATTCAAATTTGATAACAGTATTTGTAGATACCGCACTAGTATCCATTATAATTTCAGTGTTAGTAGCAGACGCAGTTATTGTAAAACCGATTGTCGAAGTATCTCCAATGTCTTGAGATTTTGTATCTGTTATATTAAAAGAAGATCCAGCGTTATTTCTTACTGCCATAAGAGTACCCGCTCTCATATTTGCATAATTTTGCATTACCGGTGGGCCAATACTCCATAACACATATTTTACAAAAATTGCATGATGAGTATATGCGGAGAAGTCGGCTGTAATAACTGAATTAGTGCCTGGAGCAAACGTTCCTTCATTTGCAAATGTCTTAGAAACATTTCCAATATTTGTATACGTCGAAGCTTCAACATAAGACCCAGATAAAGTTGTACTTACTACAGAGTTCAATCCAGTAACATTGCTAGATAAAGCTAAGCTGTCTGTGGACTCGACAACTAAATTAGTACCAGCTAAGTCTGTTAGTAAATCACCATAGGTAATGTATTTGCTAGCTCCGTCATTGATATAAAATTGATCTGAAGATGTTAAATCTGATACACTTGTATTCGGGAAAGCAGCAGTAATTCCTGTTAAGCCAGTACCATCACCTTTGAAAGATCCGGTAATTCCTCCCGTGTCTGCATTGATAGTTCCTAGTATAGATAAAGATCCTGTAATATTTACATTTCCTGTTACACTTTGATTTCCTGCAAAGGTATTCGAACCTGTTGTTGCAAATCCTGTCGTCGACGTCGATAACGCGTAGTTAGTTAATGAAGAAGTTAAAGCATAAGACCCAGCGTTTAATCCACCTAATCCATTTGAATCAGTTACAGCTCCAACTACATTAGCTCCAGCTACATACGAAGCCGTAGACGCTAAAGTTGCATTAGTAGCCCAACTAGAAGTTCCAAATAATGATCCTGTAAATGAAGAAGCATTTACACTTCCTGTTACAGTTAAATTTCCATTTAGTATTCGAACACTGCCACTAAATCCAGCAGCATAGTTATTAGTAATTGTTGCATTAGTTCCTGCTGTTGCTGCTTCTACGTATAAACCGTAAACATTTGTAGCAGTACTAGCACCAGTAAAAGCAAGTGTATTAGAACTAAAGTAATTGAAGTATTGAGTAGTTAAAGTCCCTGTTAAAAATGTTTTAGTAGACCCTGTAATTTTAAAATAAGGCGCATTTGTACTTGCTACTTGATTTAAGTCTGCACCGCAAGTAAAAGTAAATGGAGTATTTGAACCTCCATTTTTTAATGTAGGTGCAAAAGTTACAGTATTAATATCAAACGTATGTAAAATATTACCATTAATTAATAATTGTATTCCAGACTTGCCATTCAAATAAGTATTACCTACTGTTTGATGTGCTGATAAAGAATAATTAGTCGTGTCAGGAGTTGTTGTATTTAAATAAATAGCTGCCCTAGCTGTACTTCCTGATTGTGAACCAATATCAATCCACGCTGTATCTTGACCTATCCTAACTAATCTTTGTGATGCAGTTACAGCATTTCCAATGTTTACAAAATCACTTCCGGTAACTAATGCTCTTATTGAACCTGTTACGACTAAACTACCAGTTATAATAGCATTTCCGGTGTATGGAAATACAGGAGCATATGTTGAAGCGTATGAAGCTGTTATTGAATAAGATGCAGAAATTGAATTTTGCGACTGCGAAGATGAAATAGCGTAAGAAGCGCTTATAACACTACCACTATAATAAGATGCAGTCGTAGCGTATGATGCACTTACAGCTTGAAAAACATACGAAGCGGTTTGTGAGTTTGAAGCACTTAATGCTAGATTTCCATTAGTAAATATAGATCCTGTTATAAATGAAGCTGTACCAAGTAATGAACCTGTAATCCCACCGGTTACGTTTAATGAACCTGTTACATTTAAACCACCTGTTAGTATTTGAACACTACCACTAAACCCAGCAGCGTAATTGTTTGTTATTGTAGCATTAGTTCCAGCAGTAGGGGCTTCTACGTAGAGACCATAAACATTGGTGAATGTGCTTGCTGCTGCCGCAGCCAAAGTTGTGGTCTTTAGCCACCAGTCACGATGATTTGTTACAGCTCCAGTTGCGTAAGTTTGAGTTGAGCTATCTTGTTGTAAAGTTGGTGTTTCTGTACTCGCAGTTATTCCAGTTTGATTTGCTGGGGTAAATAAAAATCTAGGAACTGCTCCACTTGATGTTGCTCCAGTTACTTTAAACCTTACTGCGCTATCAGTTATGAATGATATTTGCTTAGTTGCTTGACCTATACCAACGGTAGCATCTGCAGTTGATGATATTGATGCGTTCGCAATGCCGCCGCCGCCGTAAAACTTAGCAATTAAATTAGAATCATCAATGGTAAATGCGGTGTAACCTGCGCTATTTATTATTTTAAATAATGTTATTCCTGTTGCTGAATTAGTTTGACCATTAATAACTAATCCAGTCTGGCTGGCTATTGGAGTTAGTATCAACCCACCATTAATGCCCATTCCATAATTATTAGTTATAGTTGCATTAGTCCCTGCTGTTGATGCTTCTACATATAGACCATAAACATTAGTCGCTGTACTCGCTCCAACAAAACTAACCGTGTTAGCACTAAAGTAATTGAAGTATTGAGTTGCTAAAGTTCCTGTTGCCCATTGCTTATTCGCTCCTGTTATTTTGAAGTTTGGTATGTTAGTTGATAAGGTTTGGTTGGTATTGGCTGCGTTTGTAAAAGTAAATTGCGTTATAGCCCCTGATGCAGTAACGGCTTGTTTAAAAGATGTTGCATTTATTGTGAATCTTGCTTTTTCGCTTCCTGAACCATATCCTCCTGCTGTTAATACCCATCCACCTGTTGCATTTTCATTTGTTAAAAATGACAAAGTTGGTGAGTTAGTTGCAACACCTGCTGTATTATTATCATAAAAAGTTCCTACACCACCTGCCGTATTAAAAGCATTTAATGAAGAATAAGTTGTATTATTATCACCTAAAACTTCTATAAATGAATATCCTGTTGCATTTGTGTTTTGAATATTTGCGCCAACATAACTTGCAGGTACACTTTTTATTAAATCAAAATCAAAAGCAGGAGAAGTTGTGCCTAATCCTAGTCTATTATTCACTTCATCATAAGCAGAAGTTCCAAATAGTATTTTGCCCTTAGTTGCATTTGAAGTTGATGCTAAAGTTAAAGTTCCACTTGCTGTACTTGCTCCGTTAACTAATGGACTAAATATTGAACCTGTTACGACTAAACTACCACTTATAATTGCACTGCCTGTAAATGGAAATACAGGAGCATATGTTGAAGCGTATGAAGCTGTTAATGCTTGTAATGCATAGGAAGAAGTTGTTGAATATGAACTACTTACTGCTTGCAATACATATGACGCAGTAGCTACAGACATTGAACTAGTTGCAATTGTAAGTACATAATTAGGTGCTAATGATGCTGTTAATGCATAACTACTACTTAATGATTGGTTAGTATAACTAGCTGTACCTTGTAGTGATCCAGTAAATGAAGTAGCTTCTATTCCTCTAGGAGCTACTAATCTACCATTATTTTTAAATTCCCATAAATTAAATAGTGAGCTTGAGTTTGTTGTTATATACACACTAAAATCATCAACGTTAACAGAAGATGATTGATTATATGATAGTAATTCAACAAATCCACCCGGTGCTCCTGCTACAATATCAATATATCCAGGATAAGCATTGCCGTAATAAGTTGATGTTATTCGAGCTCCACTAGCAAATGTTATTGAACCGCTTATTATTTGATTACCTATCACAGTTAATCCTGAACCTGATATTAACAATGATCCTGTAATTATTGCACTTCCTGAGTATGGAAAAGTAGGTGTTGAAGAGGCATTTACTGCATACGAAGCTGTTAAAGCGTATGATGCACTTACTGCTTGTAAAACATAACTAGCTGTTTGAGCTGTTGTAACGTAAGATGCTGTATTAGCTGATGTAGCAAATGAACTACTTACTGCTTGTTGAACATAAGAAGCTGTAGTTGACGTTCCAAATAATGATCCTGTAAATCCTAATGTTGAGATAGTTGATCCTGTTATAATTAAACTTCCTGTTATAATTGCATTTCCGGTGTATGGAAATGAAGAAGCGTTAGCAACATAAGATGCAGTCGTAGCGTATGATGCACTTACAGCTTGAAAAACATACGAAGCAGTTTGAGCATTTTGAGCATAACTTGCAGTTTGAGTTAATACTACATAAGATGCGGTTGCTGCAAACGATGAACTTATAGCTTGTGTAGCGTATGATGATGTACCTTGTAATGAACCAGTTATACTTGGTATATTTACACTTCCTGTTACTTGTAAACTTCCTGTTATAATTGTTCTACCATTTATTGTTTGATTACCATTAAATGTATTTGAACCAGTAATTGCAAATGAACCGGTGTCAATTGTTATTCCACTACTATTTAAAGCAAATGATGCAGTTTGTGCATAACTTGCACTTGCAACACTACCTGATATTTGTCTTCCTGCTATTAATGACATTTTATATGAATTTTCCTATTGCGACTATTTCGTCTGTTAATGCTAATGTGAAACCTAATTGTGCTACATCAATAATTAAAGTACTTACATTACTACTTTGAGTAAAAGATACTATTGCTGTTCTTTCTAATAAAACTCCATTGACATAAAATATAAAATTATCTATACTTGTATTTGGTAATGATGACGGAGCTGCTAACCAACCAGAAGCAAATGTTGCTGAAGTAGTTGAAGTAACGGTTCCTGTTTTTTGTGTATTTGAATTAATATATACCAACGCAGCGTTAATATTTGCTGGATTTGCAGATTGACTTCCACCTGGTATACTCGGTCCCGACAAAACTGTCATAGGGCTTAATCCCGTACTCGATGTTGTCGTTTCAAATGTCATATCAACTTCAAACGCAGTTACAATTTTATTAACTGGATTAAGTTTATACATTGCAGGAGCATTAGGCCCATGAGTATTTAATATATGAGCCTTTGTTCTCATTCCCATAGTAGCTCGCACAATTCTATCATCTCCATTGGCATTTACAGATTCAAATGAAGGAGGGTCAATGTGAGTTATAAATTTATGAGCATCACCAAATGCTTTACCATCAAACCAAATTAATTGCTCTACAACTTCATTTAATTGAATAGAGTTATTAGTCCAAATTAAAAGCTCATATTCTATTTGCACAAATTTTGGAACGTCTATGGAATAAAATTCTTTAATAGGCGAAGTTTGAGATAAAGAAAACCTATCATATCTATTTGCCTTAGTATACTTTCTTTCAAAAGTAATTCGAGCGTCTGCAGTTTCTAAAACTTTTAAATCTTGAATGTCTTCTCTTTTAGATACTGAATTTCTTTTAATCATAATCATTGGAGTAAGTATTCTTCCTTGATTATCTCTTAAATATCCATGCTTTTGTACTGACGCCCATTTCTCTCCTGCTGCAAATAAAATAGGCACTGTAATAACAGAATTATCTTCTATACATGTTGGATTGATAATATTTTCCAAATGCCATTTAACTGCATAGTCGACGTCATATAAAGCAATAGACACATCTTTAACTGTACCATCTCGCTTCCAATCTTCGCCTGTAGCATTACGTTTTACTTCTTTATTGGAAGAAAAAGTAGATTCTGTCTTATTTGGTTTAAGTGGCCTCATTATAGATTTTTAGGTAATATTTTATTTTTAATTGTTTCTGAATTACCAAATCTAGTTTTAACAATATTAAGTTTAGATTGACGAGTCATATGTGCTTGACATATAATAGACACGCTATAACCATGAGTTGACCCACCAAACCAATTGTCAGGATTTTTACCTGCAAAATTTTGGTTTTCTTCAATTCCATCAATTTCAAAAAATCTTGAACGATATTCTAAAGTATCTCCAATTTCTATTGAAATATCTAAATCAACTAAATCATCACGAAGAAAAGCAAATGTTGCTGTTTGAGTAACGTCGGATCCATAATCTTCAGAAGTCCATTGTTGAGCGTCTACATTAGCTAAACATGGAATTAATGTCGGAGCATCATAAACCTTATTATCAGACTCGTCATATAAATTAGTATCCGTAGCTACTAAGTTTATTTTGTAAACTAGCACCTCGGTATCTATGATACGATGAATTAGTTCTTTATTTATATTTCTAAATAAAGATATGTCTCTTTCTCCTCCAAATAATGCCATTATCCTATATAAATTACCATTGGTACCTTATTTAATTGAGACTGCATATTGTCTGCTTCCTCTGTCATTTTAGCTAATTGTGATTGACGAGATACTGCTTCTAGGTTTTCTCTTATTTGAGTAACCAACGCTTCTTTTTCCGTTTGCCCCTGTGCTATTAAATCAGCTCCATTTAATGTAACTTCTGCTCCTGGTATAGGAACAGTGCTGTATTTATTGCGTATATTGCCTAACACTTCCTTAGCTAGTGCCAGGGTATACTTGAATATCCACTGCTTGCCCGCTGGATTAATGTTGGCGTATGTATGTAATTCGTAGGGTGCATTTGAAAAGTCTCCTACTACATTTGACCCGGATGCAAAGGCATAAGCTTCTGCCGCTCTGTCTTCTGTAGTGATATATTCAATATACATTGTATAATCATACGTCGGTACCGGAAATATTTTAACTCGAGTCCCAGCTACTTGAAAACTATAAGCTGACTTGCGAATCATATCATTAAACTCAATAGCCTGAAGTCTTAATAAATCGGCATATATGGGCATCATCATAAATGATACGCCTGGTGAATAGTTACCCCAACCAAAATTTTCTAACATTGTTTGAGAGCCTAATCCAGTACCTATAAACGGGTCAAAGTATCTAGTAATAGCAGGAGGATTGTCATGAAAGATTTTTTTAATCTCTACAGTCTTTGTGCTGTCTCCGGCTCCTTCATATACAAAATTAGCTAGATCGTATACTTGCTGCCCAGTCGTAACTGCTACTGAAGCTGACTTGTAAATTAAATATCCACCCGATCCTGCTTCTGTTCCATAGTTCTTAGATATATTAATTAATCTATCCAAAGTAGGATTAACAGGTTTTGCTGTTAAATTAGTACCTGTCTTTGTTCCTTGTAAATTAAATAAATTATCTCTAATAGCATATTGATTTAATTGATTAGAATATTCTAACGTGGCTTCTTCAAAACAAGCATAGAAATGTTTAGATTGAAGTTCAATATCACTTAAAGGCCATCCTAATCGAGTCCCACACCATGATGCAACTTTATCTGCGTGTATTGCAAATGTCGCATCTGTATCAAAAAATTGAAACGGAGTTGATCCTGTAGTAAAACTACTAGAACCCGGCCATATTGGAATTTGTACTGCCATGATAGTATATCTTTATTAATAAATATCATTACAGTAAAAAAGGTCCAAAAACAATTGGACCTTCTCACTTAATATGTATTAATATTATACTAGTAAAGAATAATATTCTTTGAAATGTTTAATACGATGAGGTAATCCAATTGTACCGCCATTAACTCTTTTAGTTACTGCAGTTACGGTAGCGTCGTCTGCTCCTTTATCACAAATTAACCAAAGATTATTGTTGTTGAAAAAGAATGCTGCTGAAGCTAATGGACATTTAGTAGCTACTAAATCTGGGTTTGATAAAATATCATCTTCAACCGTTTTGTCAAATAATGAATAGTTAGATTTACCCGTTAATTGTATATATCCACGACCTCTGAATTTGAATCCTTCTCCTGAAGCTTCATCTCCATTACCCATTCTAGCTGAATAAACTTTATTAGCTATTTTTTCTGGATTGCGAGCATATCCAGCTGCTGTAGTAGCATTGAAATATTTACCAAAGATTTTAACTAAACCATCTGCTGAATAATTTAGATTTTCAGATACCGCTTTAAAGCCACCACTTTCATGACCACATTGAGCTAAAAAATGAGCTAAACGTAAAGTGTTAGTGATATTAAACTTTGCTGCTGTGTCTGGAATTTGTGCAATAACTGCATCAGGAATATGTCCTTTAAGTTTGTCTGGTGTTATCATATTAGTTAAAATTTAATGTGTTCTGCTTCTGTTGTGTGTATAACCTTTAAACTAATCTCGGGATATTGTGACTGAAGCGCTTCAACCGCTTTTATATTTTTATAAGAGTCGTCAATAAACACAATGTCATTGTATCCTTTCTTTATTTCTTTTTCTATGTAGTCTGCTTTTTTCTGTGGATTACCGTCCCCTAAAGGAACTACATACACGTCTAAATTATATAATTTCTTTAAATATCTTTTTACTGGATATCCTAATAGTCTAGCAGTTAATATCGTTGTCTTAGTCGTTGAAGACTCAGCAGCTTGTTTAAGTAGCTTTATATTTGCTTGAATAGGTACTGCAGTTTTAATAACAGTATTGAATTCTTTAAAATTAAATACATCTCCTTTTTTAGGTTTATATACTGCAAATTCTGCAGGAGTTAAAGTAAATTCTTTTCCGTTATTTTTAACATATATATTTGATTTCACTTTTGCCAAAGTATCGTCAAAGTCAAATATACGAAGTTTCTTAACTGCTGGTCCTTCATTAATTGATTTAAACGTGTCTTTAAACGTGTATACTTTACCTAATTCATATTTAGGTAGATACTGTTGCATTGCCGCTCCAAAGTGATTATCTAATATGTCTGCCATTATGAATTATATTCTTTATATACATTTAATATTTCCGGAACAATTGGATGTCTGTGGTTTTTAAGTAAAGTAATTACCTTTACCCCTGGTACTCGTGCTTCTAGCGTTTTAAAGAAATCAATGCCAGATTCTTTTTTATTCCTTAAATCAATTTGCGAAGTATCTCCACAAAAAATCATTTTAGAATTTAAACCCAAACGACCTACAATCATTTCTGTTTGATTGCCATTAACATTTTGTGCCTCGTCTACTATAACCACTGCGTTAACAAATGTCCTTCCCCGTACAAACGCGAACGGCAGAATCTCAATGTCTTGGCTTTCGACCATCTTATCGACTGTCTCTTTATTGTACAACATGTATAAGTTGGCATAAATTGGAGCTAACCATGGATCCATTTTTTCTTTTAAACCTCCTGGTAAATACCCAATGTCATCGGCCGCTGCAACGACAGGACGAGTTATAATAATCTTTTCAACTTGACGAGTAAAAAACATATCCAATGCTATTTGACACGCCAATAGTGTTTTTCCGGAACCTGCTTGACCTTTTAATAAAGTAACGGTATTATTTAATATGTCTGCCTTAGCAGTTTTTTGTTCTTCATTTAATGTTAAATGAAATTTAACTGGCCCTTTTGGTTTTCTCTTTTCTGAATTGTTTAATTTACTAGGTGATTCCATAATATAACCTTTTAATATAAAATTTATTTACTTTGATCTTCTACCATGTATTCATGTACACTATTAATATAATCTGATGCCAATGTAATATATGCTGATACCCATCCTGATAATTCCTGCCCTTCTTGTATCATTTTATATAATGTGGCTCCGTTAGTTATCATAGCACGCAATTCTGCTTTGGCCATTGCAGCTTCATGATCATGTTCCTTCGCCGGTAACATATTGCTCATTTCTTCTTTTACCATTTTTTGAACGGCTTTTCTAAGTTTATCCATAATAAGTTATTTCTAATAAATATCAGGATCGTTCCTTTTAATCAGTAGAAAAGGGGCTAATTACTAACCCCTTTTCAAACTTAACGATTAAGCCTCAGCGATTACACTAAGTGTAAACCATGAACTTTAACAACGCCATAAAATTCGGGTCTAACCATTTTCTTAGCATAACGAGTCATAACACCTTTACGTGGAGTAAAGTTAGTCGGATCGTACACTAATGGAGTCATAATTAATGGAATGTATGGAGCATATACAGCGCCAGTCTCTAAGAATTGAGAACCACGGTAACCTAATAAAATAACGTTTTCAGTCATATATGGGTTTTTGTATACAGTGAAGCGGCTATTTAATAAACCTACTTTTTGTACACCCATTGCAAACTGCATTTTGTCGCCATTAGTATCAGCAGCATATCCTGGGATAGATTCTAATATAGTAGCAACATCAGGAGAACAAACCATAAAGTTTGCACCACCACGCATTGTCTTTTGGTGAATTTTGTTTGATACCTTTTGTAACTTAGTACCTAAAGTTTGAAACCAAGTGTTTTGAGTATAAGCTTGAGCAGCAGCGTTGCTAGAAGCAGCAAAATTGTCTGTCGAAGAGTTATATTCAAATCCTAATTGTGCAGACCAAGATTCAGTAGTCACTGCATTTTGGATTAACATATCTAAAATTTCTAAGTCAATCTCTTGAGAGATATATTCAGATAACATAGAAGTCAATTCAGCTTCAGCATCAATTGAATGGTAAGCATTTAAATCTTGAGCAAATTCTGGAGACCAAACTGCTTTTAACTTACGAGTTTTAGCAACAATAGCTTCAGATTTCAATTCAACATTAATTTCTGGAATATTGATGTCTGTTCCTGTTCCTGCAGTATCTTCAAAGTCACCACGAGCAGCTGCTGTTGGTTGTTTTTGATATTGTACATTAACTGCGGCTAATGCAGCGGTAGCTACAATAGAACCAGATACAATAAATGTAAATGTAGTGTCATTTACGTTTTTAGTAAACTGTGGGAAATAAGCAGCAATATGACCAACACTAGAACCTGATAATGCGTAAGCACGAACACCTTCTAAATCTGGGTTAGTTAAAGCAGCAGCAGCAACAGTGATTTTCTTGAATGCACCAGCAGCAATTGAAGCAGAATAAGCTGCAGTAAATTTGCTGTCATAGTTAAATTCATCAGAATCTAAATCAGCAGTCATGCTTAAAGCAGAGCTAATTTTGATTTTAGTAGCGTCTGGAGAATAAGATCCAGAAGCGTCAATAGTAGCAGTGGTTTTGTTAATTGAATAACCGAAACGACCAGCACCATATAAACCTTGGCTTGGATCTGAAGTTGTGTTAGTTACACCGAATACAGAGTTATTTTGGTAACCTGAATCAGGGCTAGATAATGAGTTACTATTACCAGAAGTTGAGTTAATGAAACCAGGTTGAGCTGAACCATATTTGAAGTCCATGTAAAATACTAGACCTGATGGTAAATTCATTGGCTGAACAGATACGAAGTCTTTAGCTGCGATTTCAGCAAATACTCTACGTACTAAAGGTAAAGCAACGCCTGACCATTGTTCTGAGTTAGTTGCTGTACCAGTTGAGTTAGCTTCTGTTACTAATTGTTTAGCTTGATTTTCAAGCATAATGGCCATACCGTGTCTATCGTACTCGGTAGTGATGCCTTCTAACAAACCGGTTTTTGCCCATTTGCCTACTAGGCCTTTGGTCTCGTCCATTTGTTTACGAACAGCTGATGTGCTTTCGTTTAAAATTGAATGTAATGACATTTTAAATTTTGTTTTAAGTTAATTAATTATTTTAATCCTGCTAGTTTTTTGAAACGATTAGCTAATTCTGTACCTTCAGAAATTACTTGCTTTGCAGGTTTGGTAGATCCTACCGGTTTTGAAGCAAACGATTCTTTAACTACTCTCTTAGTCGATGGCATTTTAAAGCCTTCAGCTAAAGTCGAATATACTAACTTAACTTCACGTAAAGTAAAAGCTCTATCGAAGTTTTCGATAACTTTCATTTTCTGACCTTCGTTTAAAGTGAAATTACGGAATAATTTATTAGAATATAAAAGTTTAGCATTTAATAAATTTACTTCATTAATTTTACCTTTTAGGAAACGGATAACATTATACGCTTCTTCTAGATCTTCGCTTGACTCTTCTTCTTTTTCATCTTCTTCTTTCATTTCTTCTTTTTCTTCAGTCTCGTCTTCTTCACGTAAAGATTTGATAATTTCTTCAATATTGATATCTTCATCATCATCAGACATTTCTTCGCCTTCTTCCATAGAATCATCCTCTTTAGGTTCTTCCATTGCGGGCTCTTCATCGCCTTCTAATTCTCTGATAATAGATTCTAAATCTAAATCATCTTCTTCGCCTTCCATGTCCATGCCTTCTTCAGTCATTTCTTCTTCTGGCATTTCTTCTTCATCGTCTTCGCCTTCTTCAACTGGCTCTTCTGCAGGCATTCCTTCATCACCCATTTCTTCTCCTTCTGTTGGCATCTCTTCTTCAGCTGGTTCTTCTTCGTCTTCTTCAGACATTTCTTCAGCTAATTTAGCAGACAACATAGATTGAAGTCTTGGAGTGAAAGCTTCCTCAAGAGCAAGTTTAGCGTTGGCTAAGGCTGTTTCTCTTACGGCTTTTGCATCAGCAATTGCCTCTTTTAATAGGTCTTTCATTGTCCTTTTATTGTTTTTTAATTGGAAATAAGATTATTGGAAATCTTAATAGAATAAATATTTTCTAGCACCTTATATAGAGATAAGGTATTGTGCGTTATATCAATAAATATGGGCATGCTTAAGTAAACACGCCCATATGAATGAAATATTTTTAATAAATTTTAAGCAGCTTTAATTTCTGCTTGATGTTCTTTAATATGTGCTATAGGTGCTAATTTCATATTATTTCTTAGCTACTGTCTTAACACCTTTGTCTTTGCTAGGTTCTTCCTTAGCTACGTAATTTTTATCTACCCAATTGAAAAATTTCTTTTTATCTCTAGGAGTTTCTAAATCTGAAGGTTCTTGAATTTTAAACTTCTTCATTGCTTTTGAAAAGAACTTTTGATAATCATCTCCCGAAGCCGCTTCAGTAACCATTCCACCTACATCATAATACTTATTTAAAGTACCTCCGATATCTTCATAAGCAGACTCTAAACGTTGCTGAAGTACTGACATTTCTTGAGAAGTCTTTTCAAATATCTTATATGCTTCACCTAAATGCTTCATATGACGATTAACTGTATTAGCGTCAAACCAATCTTCAGTTTCAGACAAAGTTAAATGATGAGCAGCTTCGATAAGCTCTCCTAAATATTGAGAAGTTTCTTTTAAAGAATGAGGTCTATAAATAGAGTCTGAATGTTCAGCAAATTTATATACAGCTTCTAAAAAAGCTTTCTTTTGCTCAGTAGTCATACTTTGAGTTAAATCTTCACCCTCTTTTAGTAAGTCTGCTAATTTAATAGATTTGTTTGTTTTCATATTTTCTTTTAATTTCATTTCATGCATATGTAACGCAGCTAAATACTTTTTCAAAGCTTCTTTAGTACCTTTAGTAGCACCTACTCGCTTTCCACCATCTTTTTTATAGACAACGTATTTATCTCCTTCTTTCTTATAAGTATAAGGCATATTAAGAAGCTACGTTTACAGTGGTTGAAGTATTGAATCTTGATTTAAACTTACCGTCTTGATACCAGATAGTACCAATATCTCTTCCGTTAGATCCTGCTCCTGGATGAGTATAATTAATTGACACGTTGAATATATATCCACCTACTGAATTAGTTAAAGTAGAGCAAGATACATCTAACGTCATAGAGTTAAATAAAGACTGAAGTACTGGTGTACGTATCTCTTTAGATAAATCAGACATATAATATAATATCTCTGGTTTCTTTTTATCTAAACCCAATACAGCAATAATACCAGTTTTCATTTTAAGTTCTTTTTGAACTCCTTTGATAATTTGCTCTGACGGCTCAACTACTTCTTCGTTAAGTCTTCCTTTTTTGAATTCTAATAGATCTTTTAATTTCATTATCCTTTGTATTTTTTAGGAGTTACGTCGACATTCAATTTTGAATTGTCTTTGGCCTGTTTAGTTTTTTGGCTATAAGCCTTTGGCTTTGTATTATTAGTACTAGCTTTGTATTTTTCTTCTAAATTCATGATTTGGTTTATTTAATGTCTGACAATATATCTGTAATTAAACGATTTACTTTTTCATATTTAGCTGGCTTAATTAAACCATGCTGTACTGACTCATGCATTGCAGTTGGTTTTAGGAAAGCTCCTTGAGTTGATGGATTAGACACAAAGTCAAATGCAATTAATTCAAAGTCGTCTTGCACTTCTACAGACCCTTCTCCTAATTGCTTAACAGATCCTAATCCACGAGAACTAATACCTAATTTAATACCACACTTAAATAACTCTTTTAATATGTTACCTGACGGTGTTGATAAAACTTCTACAGTTCCAACTAAATCATTTTCTTCCCAATGCATTTCTGTTATATTGTGAGAAACATTATTTAGATTTACTACTGAAGAATCTGGATGATCTAATTCTCCTAAAGCTCTTCTTTCTTTTATATTAACGTCAGCATATTTTTTAGCTTCACGCATTAATATATTTCTAGGATAAACTCGTCCATTTTGGTTTTGAGCATCTGCTCTTTGCAATACTCCTTTAACCATTAGACGGCCATTATTCTTTTCCATAGACTCACTAATCATTTCCGGAGAAATGTTAAATGTAATATAGTCTACTATTAATTTCTTATTTTCCATATTAAGACGCTAATTCCTTTAATTGTTTTGATACTCTCAATAAACGCTCACTAATTTTAGAGAGATTTTCACGAGACGATTTCCAATAAACATTGTTGTCTACACCCATTTCTTGCTTTAAACGAACATTATGGTTAACAACTTTTTCAATTTCTTTTAAACCTCTATTAATGTAATTAATTGAGTTATTTATTTTTGCCTTAGGCGATGCTATAGGATCTTTTCTATATTCATTATATGAAATTTCATTAAGATAAAGTTCTTTTGAAAGTCTCATAAACTCAGATTCTTTAACCGGTTTCTTAACTTCTTTTTTAACTTTCTTAACTTTTTTATATCCTAACATTTCAATAGTGTCATCACCTAACTCACCAAAAGCATTAGGAGTTTCATATCCACCTGCACCTGCTGACGTCGACATTTCTTCCATGTCGTCTAATTGAAAGTCGTCTTCCTCATCATCTATTAAGCGAGAATTATCTTCGGGCTCTCCGGATTCTTTAAGGAATTTTTTAAATGTAGTTGTATATGACATAAATTAATTTTAATAATTGTATAATATAGTAATATCACCTGCATCAGATGCAGATACATATCTTAAGCTAATTGGAAATATTTGATGATTTTGACTTGGCTCGTGAAAATCAGCGCCAACATATCCTGTGCCATTTGATGCTGATATGAGTAAACTTCCGGTATTCATAATAAGAAACCCTGCAGGGTTTAAAAATGACCCTGTTGCTATAAACGGATTATTAGTTGTAGCAGTTACGCGAACTGTACGAGAATACGTTGCATTAATTTTTGATGAATTATATGTCGCTGCGGGAGCTGAGTAAGGTCCGCATATTGGATTTTCGTTTGCCATTATTATACTTTCTTAAGTTCTTTTACTAATTCATGATAACGTAACAAACTTAATATATGAGTATCTTTAACTGTTTTAGCAGATGCTATCTTACTTAATAAATTAGATACTTCAGTTAATTTAATTTTAACTACTTTATCATCAACCTTTAAAGTCAATGATTTAAGTGACTTTTGAAGTTTAAAAACTTCTTCTCCTATAAAAGATTTCAATTCAGTTCCTTCTGACACTGCATTAATATAATTTCTTAATATAGATTTCTGTCCTTCATTTAAATCAGAATATTTTTCATTGAATCTATCAACTAAAATTTTATATGATAATAAACGAACTTCTTTGTCTTGTTTAATAAAAGAAGACATTTCATTTAAAGGAGCAATCTTCTTAACGTCTTTACGAGTTATATGCTCAATTAATGTATATCTATTATTAACAGACTCTACAGGGCTATCAGCTATTGTATATTCAAATAACTTATATATAGCAGCTAGAGTTTTATAATTACTAACTTTTGTTTTAAAGAAATCTTCTAATACATAAGTATTTTTAATTTCTTTAATTAAATTATATTTCTGTCTGTTTATAACGGTTTGGTTCAATTTCGCTTTGGCAGCCGATACAGCATCTATTAAATGACCTGCTTTATCTTCTTTAGCAAATTTTTCTTTTACAAGAGTTTGGTACAGGTTTAATTCTTTTGCTAATTCCGTAGATTTAGCAAAATACTTTTTAATAATTGGAATCGCCTTTGAATCATTATTGTTCAAAGTATCCGATGCAACTTGACGTACAAGAAGTTCGAATAGAACACCCGTGTTTTTAAACTTTGAATGCTTTAAATTTTTCATTAATAGGCTTTTTGTTTTCTTAATAATAAATATGGTACTATTGTTCTTTTACTTTATTCTGGGATAATATTTGTTTCATCTAGCAATTTACCTTCAGACTCATTTAATACCTTTGGTTTCTTAGAAGTATACTTAGCTAATCCATACTTTTTAATAGTATCCATAGCTGATTCATTTCTAGAGTTCTTCCAAGCTACTTTTCCAATGGGATCATATCCTCTAGGATGCTCGTGAGTATTATATTTCATACCTTCTTTTGGGCGACCGGCTCCTGGCCAACCTCCTGCAGGTGTTTGTTTTTGTCTAGCTTTTGTATCGTATTTTTTCTGAAGAGATTTATCTACGCCTTCTTCTTTAGTAGGTTCTTTTTTCTCTTCCTTGCCGCCGGCAAATGGATTTGCTCCTTTTTCTTCGCCACCTTCTTCTTCTTCACCTCCTCCACCAAACGGATTTGCTGATTCTTCACCACCTTCTTTTTCCTCTGGCTCTTGATTTTTAGGGTCTGCTGGATCTTTACCTTCTTCTCCAATTTTAGTAAGACGGAAAGTATCTTTACCATCGGTGATTAAACCTGATTGTATTTCTGCCGCTTCATCCAACGTAAAATTAAATATATTTTTATATATCCATTCTTTAGACATTATTTTCTTTTCAATCATATCGCCTGCTAAAGTTACTTTAGTAGCGTATAAAGTTAATTTCTCTTGTTCGTAAATTGTCGACGGAGAAGTCATTGTCAATTCAAAATCAACTAATTCTGCATTTGCAAATCCTTGAGCATATAAATGCACAATAGCAATTTTATGTAATTCAGAAATTACAATTCTTTGAATTCTTTCAATGGTTCTAGCAAATCGAACATCTTCAGCAGCTAGTGTAGCCTTTCCTGAAATTCCTTCTTCATATCCTAAAAATGCTTTGGGAACTTTTAAAGCTGCCATCATTTTATTACGAAGATATTCAATATCGTCAATACCTGTAAATTCCATACCTGCTAAAGTATCAATTTCGGTTCCTGAAGACCCACCCCTTACTGGTAAGAAATAATCTTCAAGCATATTTTGCATATTGAACTTTAAATTATAATCTCCTGTCTGAGGGTCTACATAAGGTACCTTTTTCATTTGATTAATAATTTTTTGCATGTAAGCGTCAACTTCTTGAGGAGGAATATTTCCTACGTCTACTTTAAATATACGTTTCTCAGGAGCTCTCATTACACGATGAATTAACATCGCATCTTCCATTAACGTTAATTGTTTCCAAACTTTTCTAGCTCCTTCAAGCATAGACTTACCATAGGGTAAGAAGTTTGAGTCATTAATTAAACGAAAATGAGCAATCTCAAAGTTTTCATATATAATATTTCCTCCACCTAACTGCTTGAATTGCACGTGGTATGGATTGTCTAATGTCATTCCTTCTTCACGGATAATTTCATATGCAGACATCGGAGTAACATTTACAATTCCAATTTCTTCTTGAATGTCTAAATGCAAAAATAAATCTCCATATTTACACATATTACGAACCCATGGCCATAAATTAAATTCAATGTTTAAAACATCATAAAATAAATTATGTAGTATTTTTTTAATATTTTCATTGTCACTGGTAATGCGCAATACATCACCAAAGTCATCTTTCATAACTGTTTCGTCTGCATAGATATCTAATGCCGATGATAAAATTGCGTCTTGATCCATAACTTCATAATCTGTATACAATTCAGTCTTAGATGAAAAGTAATTGTAATTTGGATTATATGTATTTAATGAATTAGGACGAACCCCATGCAACCTAGTAAATCGATCAATAAATTTTGAGTTATGTGCGTTACCCATTGATTGTAAATGATCATTATCAACTACTTTAAGTTGATTCTTACCCACTTTACGCACGATAACATTGGTATTAAAGAGACGCTTTAATCGACCGTATAATGTTTTATCTGCTGCCATTTTTAATTAAACTATTTAAAATAAATATCTATTTTCCTAATAACCAAGCTTTTTTAAAGAAGCCACGTTAAATCTTCGTCTTCGCCTCTTTTACCGGTGTCCATAGACCATCCAGTTTCTTTTCTCATTCCAGCAGTATTACTGTAAACGCCTCGTCCATTACCAAAATAATCTAAAGTTTTTCTATTTAGATCCATTCCTTGCTGTCGAAGCTTTAAGGCAGTGTCTCTTATCCATAATCCAATAGAAAACGCCATTACTAAATCGTCGTTATAACCATGCTGTGCTTCAGGTTTTGACCCATTCCACACAAAAACATACAACTCTTCTATTAATCGTCTAGAGTGAATTACAGGAACTCGCTCTCTCATGTAAGTATCCAATTTGGAAATTACTAAAGGGCGAGTGCGAGATGAAGTTGTAAACCCAGCTGTCATTGCAGAAGTGTCTCTTAAATCAACATATCTAGCTAATTGTTGAGATACATCTGACAATCCACTATCTTTAGAAGAATAGTATAAATTTTTATAGCCTCTGTCAATTGCTACTTGAATTGAAGCCCAACCCACATTAGCATTTTCAATCACTAGCAAAGCGTCATTGTACTCTGTTGCAATATTCACTAACATATTTCCATATTCTTTAGTGGATATTTGTCCTTTATATTCAGCTACTTGCGTTACAGATTCTACATCAATAACATGAAATGCTGAGTAGTCAGCTCCGTCACCTCGAGCAACGTCAGCTACAACTACATAATCTCTTTGGTAATTTGCTGGTTCCCATATCCATAAATCTCCACTATTTCTAGTTTCAATAGGATCTTTAATATGAGTTGTTTCATACCATTTTAATACCTGACCTTCAATTACAGAATGACCTGAAGTGATAAAGTCGCAGTTATGTGATACAATTCCATCTACTATAAAAATATTTCCGCGATCGACTTCTATAATATCATATAACTCTATAGGCTGAGTTTCGATATTAATATCAATAACGGTCACGATATTATTATCAATTGAATCTATAATACTACCTATTTGAAGCTTGTTAGCCTCTAATTCTAATCTATTACCAATAAATTTATGTGTTTCAGAACATCTTAATATAATATTTGATGATAATGTAATTACATAAATTTTATCTTTTCGTAACTTACGTACGCCGGCAAAATCTTGATACCCATTAGGCGTCAATATTTCAAATCTTGTATTGCGTTTTATTTGCATTTTATTGTTTAATTCTAATAGCTATCTAAATAATCTAAATTATATAAGTCTTCTAATGTTATTTTAAATTCTTCATTAGTTAGCTTATCTCGTACCGTTACTTTTGATTCGCCCCATAAACAATCACATTCTTGAGCTGCTCCTTTAACTCCTAACAATTCATTTTGCTTATCTCTCCATATTTGATCTCTGTCAGGATGAACGTCCCAGCGAAGACGAATAGTATTAAACCTATTTCTACCTTCCTCAGCTCCTACCCATGTTTGATGAAAAAAGTTACCGGTGCCATTAGGAGTGGATAATATAATTGCTCCTCCTCCCGTTGCTAAAGTCTGTTGCGATGATATCCAAATTTCTTCTACATTGGAAATAAACGCAGCCTCATCTATTATTAATAAAGACAATGCTTCTGAACGTCCAGAGTCTCCTGACGATGAAGTTGCTTTAATTTGAGAACCGTTATTAAGACGTAATGATAATTTATTATCTTCTGTTGCTGGCAATTTAAGCCATGAAGGTAAATTTTCATACATGACTTTTACCTTTAATACTAAATTTTTAGCTACTTCTTGTTTAGTAGCGATAACTAGAATATTTTTATCCCCAAAAAACGTCATAAGCCAAAGAGCATAGCCGGCACTTAGAGTTGATATACCTAATTGCCTTGATTTTAGTATGACGTTATAATCGTGATCTCGTAGGTTTCTTAAGGTCTCCTCTTGAAATGTATATAAATGAAAAGGTATTTTTCCTTTTTGAGGATGTTGAATTTGGCAAAACTTTTTCATGAAGTGAACAGGATCTGTTAAACATTTCTTGTACTCTTCTTTTATTATTTCTTTTAATGTCTTTGCTTGACTCATAACTTAATTAATTTAGCGTGCTACAAACCCAATAACAGTGGATGTAATTAGAATTCCTGTAACTATTTTAAATATTTTATTTCTTTTCTTTTCTTTCTTAACGTCTCTTTCCAATCCAGTAATTATATCCACATACTTAACTTCTTTTTGTCTATATAAATCAATTTGAGAAGAATAATTAGCTACTTTACGTACGTAAGTATTAACTAATCGTTCGTTTGTGAAATTTTTTAATTCTAACTCATGCACTAATATTTTAGTTTCAGTTAATTCAGCACGGGTCGAATCACCTCTTAATAAATCTTTTGCTACTTTCTTTACAATACTATCTGGAAAGCAGTGTATTTGAGTTTTATTTGTAACGGTTTGTGAAAAAATCGCCAAGCTCATCATGAGTAGCGGTGTCAATAGCTTTAATTTTATTTCCATAATAATTTTGGATTTGTGTTATTTTATGTTTTGTCGAATCTATTTGACGATCCATAATCATCAAATTATCTTTGTATTGAGTAATAAGACTGTCATACTTTAATTGATCTTTTTTCAAAGCTTCAATCATTTTAGATAAGCTATCTATTTCGCTTTTTTGCTTTGCATACTTATCTACTTCAACTGAATTAGGTGAAGTCATGAATATAACTGCAACTAAAATTGCAATTATAATTAATAATGTTCCTGAAAGTTTATTTATTTGCATACCTGCCTTATATCTTATAAATATAAGACTAGTAATATTATACTATCGTAGCGGGGGCTGAAGGGGTTACTGTCGATCCAATTACTGGCACCGTGCCACCGCCAGCTCCGGAAATTACTTGTCCCGGAGGAACGATAATCGTAGCCGTTCTAATATATAAGTCAATAGCTGTCGCTAAATCTTTTGCTAGCTCTCTTTGAGCAGTTTCAGTGTCTTTAGCAGTTGCTTGTAACTTTTTAAAAGCAGCGTATATTTGTTGTTCGAGTAAAGGTTTAATTAATGGCATATTATATTGCAGCTTTAACTTTATCTAATAAGCCAGCTTTGATAAGCATTTTAACAGCTAGCTTTTTTTCTTGAGTTGATTTAATTTCACGAAATGTATTTAATAAATGAGTAATAGTTTGTGCTGTTACAAACTCTAAATCACGTCCTTCAAATTCATCTACTAACTTTTTAAAATTGTCAAAGTCAATGGATTCATTAAGTATATCACGCAATTTAATCATTTATTTTTTATCTTTAACAGGACCGCCTACTATCCAAGCATTGCAAGTACGAGACCCAGCACATTTGAATTTGTGCATTGTGCAGTATCCTAATTTTCCAGCTTCAATAGTATCCCAAGCGTCCTTTTCAGCTCCTTCTGTATCGTCTGTTTCTGGTTCTGCAGTTGGTACTACTGGCTCTTCTGCTTCAGCTACAGGAGCTTCTTGAGTTGGTTCTGCTTTTGGACCTGGTTCGGTAGAAACTAGTCCTCCTTCAATACAACCTAAAATTCTTGATGTGATATTAAATGCGGCGCAATTATTACAACGAGATGATTTAGCTTCATCTATAGTAGCCATTTTCCATTGCGCAGCTTTTGCTTTCCAAAATTTAATATTTGGATTGTTAGGATTTAAAGGACCATATCCGTATTTATCAATAGCAATTTGACGATGAGCCAAATTAACTTCGATATTTTGAGTAGCTACAGGACATTTAGGAGTTTCTCCTTCTGCTTCCTTTAATAAATCAACTAACTTAATCATTATTTTTTAACTTTGATAATTGTATTGGTAAGCATGGTATCTAATCGTTTATTAACAGATTCTTTTGCATATGGAGGTCCTACATTAATATCTCCTTGACCTTTTCCTCCTAATTTACTTTTAATAGCACTTAATTCAGGTCCGCCAACTTTTGGATCGAATTGAGGCATATCTTTACGTGCTGGAGCATCTGGGTTATTAGGCAAATTGCTTAAATTTTCTCCTATTTTTTCTGCAATTGCAAGTCTTAATGCATAAATAGCTTCTGGAGTGCTAGGTTTTCCAGGTCCTACTTTATCCGTTACTCTATCTCCTAAATCTCCAAGCCATTTTAATACAATATTAATGTCTTTATTAGCTCCTGCAGTTAAATCTTCCATCATTTTGTCATTAAGTAGTGCCCCGGGCGCTCCTTTATCTGTTTGCTTATTAATATTAGACATAATCATTTTAGCTATATCTCCAGCTCCTTTACCCATGATGTTAGTTTTAAATCCTTCAGATTGAGATGGAATATCTTTACCAGGGCCTAAATCAGCAGCAATTGCAATTTGTGCCGCTGCTAGTTTTTCATTAGTGCCTTTGCCAGGCCAATTAACATTAGTTCCTGAAATTTTAGCTTTGTCTCCTCCAATTGAAATAGCACCTGACCATCGATGATGTCCGTCAATAATTAAATCTCCGGAAGTTACAACTCCTTGAGCTGTTGGTCCCGAAGAGATAGCATCCGTAAGCGTTTTAGCTGATCCTAATGGATATGACACTGATTTCATTAAATCAATTTCGCTTTGTGTTGGTTTATAACCCATTGCCTGTCCGCTAGCTGTTGACGTAGCGACAGTATCGTCTGTATTTGATCCGTCTGTTTGTGGATTTAGTAAAATATCTTTACGTACGATATCAGATTTACCTTCAGGGGTATCTAAAAATGCTCTAGTAGCTGCAGGGCCTGTTTGAAATGCTTTGTTTAATTCAGCAGCTAATTCTTCTTTAGATTTAGCTTCTTTTAAAATACCCGCTAACTTTTGTAATCTAGCGGCTTCTGTAATTAATTCTTGTTTCATTTTAATTTATATTATAATATATTACCACATTCTACATGACCAATAATTTGCTTTCCATCTAGGTCCTGGATTTTCACAATGATGCCTAGCTCTATAAGATTTTCTACGAGCCGGAATAGATTTTTTAATTCTCATATTCGGGTCTCCAAATCCTACTTTAACTACATTACCTTTGTCATTTGTTACGTATACAGCACGTTTTCTAGGGCCGCCTGGAGTGTAAAATGGCTTTCCTAATTTAACTTTACGTCCGTGATATTCTGCTTCCTCTATTTTTGTTTTAGAATCTTTTTTTTTTCGATTCTTTAAGCTTCTTTAAATCTCCTACTACTAAATCTGTTGAAGAAGTTTTTGGCATCTTTGCCTTTTTATCATAGTCTGCAGTATCAACACCTTTTTGCTGCTTCTTAGTTCCATTAGCCATCATATCTAACTCAGCTTCAGATTGTCTATAATCTTCAGTTTCATTGTCAAACCAACCTTCCATAGTCGCTGCTCTATTTAAAGCAGTTGCAACTACATCTTGATCTTGTTCCGCAAATTCATCAAAAGCTAATTCATAAAACGCGTCCCAATCATCATCTTCATAATAATTTTTTAATTTGGCTTTATTCTTACCAAAGAATTTAAACACAGCTTCTTCAGAATATTCTGGCTTTTCAATTTCTGTAGCTTCTTTTAATTTTAATAGATCTTTTAACTTAATCATTATTTCTTTCTTTTAAGAGATTTGATAGATTCCTTAACTATTTTGCGAACTCTCATTCTAACTACATGCTCTTGAAGTTTATGATCAAGTAAATCTTGAACATCTTCTTCAGGCTCTGAAGATAATATGCTATGGAAATTAACATCTGCTTTGTCAGCAGCTGCTTCTACAGTTTTAAGTATTTTATGTTGCATGATCAAAGCTTTTTTCAACTTCTCACGCTTTACAGGATCGGACTCGTTAACAAATGCAGTTTTAAGTTTAAGCATTTTAGCTTCTTCAGCTTGCATTTCAAGCATTTTAGCTTGAAGGTCTTCAGTTGCTTTCTTTAGCTCCTTGGATATTTTTGGATTCATATAAATCTTGTGTTAGTTTATTTATAAAATTTTCTTTAAATAAGTTAAATTCATTCTCTATTTTATCGGCTAGCTCTTCACCTGTCATACCGCCAGACCAATTTTCAATGGTGCCGTCTGCATTGGCAAATGTCAATGGATTACGAAACGCAGTAGCTAATTCTTTAGCTTCTTGCTCTGCATCCTTTAACCAATTCTCTGCATTAGCTAACATTCTTTGCTTTTCATACTCTTCATATTTTCCTTCAATACGAAGATTATGTTCAAGTTCTACTTGACAATCGAAACAATGTTTTTCTAATGCCCAAAACTTTTTATCTAAACGCTTTGCCATTGCTTGGTTACATTTAGGGCACGCAGCAGGCATTTTTGTTTTTGCTAGCATTTCACGCAATTCATCAAGTTTACCTTTTTGAATTTTAAACCCATTTCTTTGTTCCCATTCAACTCCATGAATGTCTAACCAAGTTTCTCCAACTTCACGCTTTTGTTCCGTACCTTTACCTCCCGCAAATCCTATAGTTTGTTTGGTTTGCGTTTTATGAGTTCCGTCTAACATTTGTCGGACAGCTCTTATATTTTGTAATTTTGCCATAACTTTTATATATAATTATCTACTTTCTAAAAGAACTGGCTAATCCACCTAATATAAATTTTCCGGTAATTTTAAAGGGTTTGGCGTAAATTGATTTATCTCTGATGACAATTCCTTCATGATCTGATACAGGTCCTAAAGGCGAATCTAACTTTTCTAATACAGCATCTCCTAATTTCATAGTAGCTAAATAAATAATATATCCATCTATTGCTGCTTGGAAGTCTTTAGGGTTTGCTACAAACTCACTTAATGGTATACCATCGGAAATTTTAATTAAAACTTCTTTGGATAAAGCTGATATTGTTTTGCCGTCAACAGTCTTAATAGTCACGTCTGGTACCTGTGCTTTTGCTAGCCATTGAGAAAGAGTTTTAGTTTCTTTTTCAGCTGCTGTTCTAGACACTGTATATTTTTTACTTAATTCTCCAGCTAAGTCAGGTTCTCCTTTTAAAGTCGTCGGAATAGATCCTAAAACTTCATAGCCATTTTTATTAGCTACTACAGCTAGATTATTTAGTAAATCTTGCATTGCTGCTTTGTTAGCTGACTTTTCTTTAGTAGCTCTTTTAGTTGGAGTTACTTGCTCTATTTCTAATAAACCATGAACTGCTAGAAAATTCTTATTGTAAGACAACACATTGGTTGAACCTGCTACATACTCTATATTAAATAGAATATTTGGGTTGTCCCATAATCCTAACTTTTTCAATGCCGGAGTACAAGCTGGTATTGAATCGTTAAAAATATCTAATACTTTTCCGCCTACTTTAATCATTCCATGACCAGCTCCAAATCTATCTGTTAATTCTGCTTTGGTAATTCCTTTAACATCTAATGGTTTATTAGAACCTCTATCCATTACAAAGACTTTTTTACCATCTAAAGTAATTAAACGAATAGAAGCATTAACTCCATCTATTTTAACAGACGCAGGTCCTTTCTTTAAATAATTTACTGATTGTTGAAATACAGTTACTAAATCTTTTCCTGTCTTTACCCAATCAATATTAAATGGATGCGCCATATGTCCTCCAGCTCCTCCTTCTTTTAAAAGAGATTCTTGAGTAGGCATTTTAACTCCGAATACTGTTTTAGAAAATACATCAAAGTCATATTCAAATTCACGACCAATGTTTGAATCTAAAAATGTTTTAAGTTTGTTAATTTTTTCATTATGAGCTTTTAACTGCTCTGGAGACATAGAACCTTCAGAAACAGATTCTGGAACACAATTAGGAACTTTTTTAGATCCTTTCTTTTTCATTCCAACTTGATGATATCCTGACCAACATGGATCGTTTTTATCTTCTTTAATAGAAGTAACTGTCGGCTTACCATAAATTCGTTTAACAATTGATTTGTCTACTTTAGATAATTTTCTTTTATAATAACCATCTTTCATCATTTCTAAACTTTTATCTCCGGCAACTCCTTTAATAACAGTCTCGTCGGTTACTACATCGATATCTGATCGTTTCGCAAGTATTTCTTCCATTTTCATAGAAGCTTCTATATACCAACTTTTAGTTTTTAATAAATTAAATAATTTAGATATTAATTCTTTTTTAGCTTCTTTTTTATTATTGGTACCTAACAATGAAATTTTATTTCCAAAAAGTGTTGGTTTGAATATAATAAATGCATCTGCAATAGTATCAGCATCTACATCTTCTAAATAAACTGCTTTGTATTTTGTTTGCAATTCTGTGGCATCATTAGCTGAAAAATCTAATCCTGCTTTAGAATAAGTATCCGAATACATACTCCATACAATGTCCATATCTTCTTTTGATAAAGCAGCTAAATTGAAATCTTTCCATGTATTTGGTTTCAATGCAGCTTCTTTCATAAATGCTGAAGGAGTAATATACTTTTCTGCTTTTATCATTTTAATTAGAAATCCTGCAATCAAGCCTCCCGGTGCAATAGCTATGGTAGTTAATCCAATAGCCTTTAAAATGTCTTTCATTTGCTCGCCAATTTCAGATTTTTGAGCATCTGTTAATTCTATTTTACCCATTGCTGCTTTTGCTAATAAAGAAAAAGCTTTTTTGGTTTCAGTGCCTTCTTGTTTTAAAGCTGCAATGAATTTTTTAAATTTCATTTTTAATTCATTCATGGACACTGCTTCCGTTAACTCTAACGATTCTCTCCACCAATGTTTGGAAAATAGATTTGACTCTTTAATTCCTTCTATTTTATCAAATACCATATCAGCTGTCTTTTTATCATACCAACCAAATACAGCTTCGAATTGTTTAACTTTTTTATCTCTAGGTATTTTAGCTCCTAAAGCTTTTCTCAATGTAGTACCTGACATTTCTCCATATCCAGGAATGGTTATGCGAACGTGAGGAGCTACTACTAAATATCCATGTTTATCAAATCCTTGAAGACTTGATTTATTTTTTTTATAATCTTGAAAATATGAATCCCCGCCGCTAACTTTTTTTCCTATTTTAAATCTAGGATCTTCTGCCATATCTTTTGCTCCTACCATAAACACTACTGCAGTGTCTTTAGGATTTAATTTAGATAAAATCTCCTCCGATTTATATGGATTCTTTACCTGTACAAGTCGATCGTCGAAACCATAATGTCTTATAATGTCTTGCTTATCTTTGAAAGAAAAAGGGCTCTTTGGGGGTTGTACGACGTTTGACGTTACGATGTAAGCGTTAGCAGCTCCAAACTCTTTTTGAAGCCATTTGAATGCCGCAGCATGATGTTGACCAAAAGGTTGAAACCTGCCAGGGTATATTGCTATTATATTTTTTATCATGTTAACTAAACGAACTTGATTTATAGCTGGTACCATTGTAAATGTACAAATAATTTGTGCTAGTATTAAAATATATAGATCCTGTAACTGGCGTAGTAGGAACGTTAGTTGTAACTGTAGTAGCGGAACCAGTAACACTTCCAATTAAATTAAATCCAGTTAAATTAGTTACTTGCGTTCCTGTACCATTATATATCTGACCAGAACTTGATACTTGCATTAAGTTCTGAAACGATGATGATATATACTGGGTTGTTAAATTTGAAATTGCCATTTCTATCTTTTGTAATAAATATCTAAATTTTAATTAAAATTCGTATTGTAATTATATGTTATTTCTTCACCGGGCTGAATATCTTGTATTGAATATAGTTCTATTACTGATTTTTGTATATTTGAATTACAAATAGCGTTAGGATATATAGAATGATTGTATATACATCCATATCCTAACGCAAGTATATATGTGTTTACTGTTATTTTATTTGGCCATGGCATAACTCTTTCTTTTAAACTACTATAATTAATATTGTTAATATTAAACTCATTTAACTTAAAAAAATGGCATTCCTCAATTAAACTGCCCGAATTAATTAACGCAGAAGTAAATACACCTCTTCCATGTATTAATGAATCGTCGACATATATATTAGGATTCTGATAAAGCATTATATAAGATTAATGTATTTTTAATATGCTCTTGTGCCGCTGCATTATATTCTTCTTGTGTATTGTAAATAATTTCGCTTTGTCGTATTAATTCATTAATATATGGATATCCAAAGTGAAAAATTAAAGATTGGCTAGAATCACGAATTATAATGTAAGGAGTATAATAATTTCTTCCGGATATATTACGTATTTCATCATTATTATTACGATTCCGATGTAAATCTTTTGTAATAAAGCTAACTCCTAAATCAGTTAGCATTTGTCTAAGTATTCTACATGTAGGAGCTCCCGGAGATCCTTCACAATAAACAGTATCGGTAAAAAAATAAACTGTATTCATAAATTAAAATTAAATTGCTGTTGTTGATAATAAGCCGGCGTTGCTGACGTCAATTCTATATACGGTACCATTGGGTGAGTTTAATGCAAGACTACCAGAAAATAGTGGAACTACCGAACCTCCATAATTAGTTACTGACTGCAACCGCCATCCCGAGTCTCCTGGAGCGAAAGCGTAGCGTCCTCCCGGTGCACATTCTAACATATCATTGTAATTATTTGGGCATACATTAAAAAGTGGATTAGGGTCAACATAATATGCAGGGTTGTCTCTACTCACAGTATAAGAGTAACTTGCCCAATCATTAACTTCATATGTAATTCGACTACGTAAAGATCGTCGTTTACCTAATGTATCGACAGTGGGTAGTCCTGGAGGTGGAGTTATTGATGTAGCGTCACTAAACCACGCAGAACCGCTGCCAGCATCGTCTCCATTAAATACCCATTGGGTGCCGTAACCGCCGCCTTTTATGGGTATATTGTATTGTACTGCGTAAACGTTATCATAAAAGTTGCCAACTGCATAATAATTTCCAACAGAAATACGGTTAGCCTCTATTAATACATTAGCTCCTAAAGAAGATGTAGTTGTACACCCCGATCCTAGTATGCCGGTATTATATGCCGGGCCATACGTTTCAATTATAACTTGACCGTCATACCCAAAATCTGCAGGAGTTATTATTCCAGCTATTGGGGCAGCTGGATTAACAAAAAATCTTACATACATTGCAGAAAATCCGGACCAATTGTTACTAGACGGGCCAGTAATTCCAGCTAAATTTAATATCGTATACGCCTTTCCACCATCATAAAAATATTTAAAATATGAACCGGAATTAGTATTATTAACAACTATTTGTCTGTTAGCAAAAAAGTCAGCATATGATACATTTTTTAATATCATATTACTAGCAGTAACGTTACCGGTTACTGATACGGAAAAATTAGAAGCTGATATTTGTAACTTTCCGTCCGAGCCTGATATAAATGTTCCTGTAGTACTTCCTAAAAAGAATGTATTTGTTTTAATATCTAATATACCACTACCAGACGACGCGTATTTAAAATAAGATGATGTATTAGCTACTAATTCTAATCCTACTCCATTATATGATTCTGCTGATCCTAAAATAGATTGCACTGAACCTGAATAAATTACAAATCCAGAATAAGCTCCGCCATTGTTTGTAATAGCATTTTGAAACCCTTGATATCCTAGAGACCTAATCATTGCAGATTGTGCTTTTCCTGTAATTTCAACGCCAGTTCCCGTAGCTCCTGCGACAAATAAAGATCCTGTTAGTAAATTATCATTTCCTCCTATGTAAGTATTACCTCCTAAAAATAAATTATTTAAAAGTTCTACGTACTGTGCGGAAACTAAACCTACAGGATTAACAAATTCAAATTTGAAATCTAATCTATCATTTCGATGTACCGTTGGCAAAGCAAATGAAGCTGTTACTACATTTGCCGTAAATCCTAACTCATCAGCTTGTTCTGAAATATTTGTTTCATTTGATAACACATATTCTCCTACTCCTGAAGATTTTACATACGATCTAATTTTATTAACAACTCCTATTTGAGGTTGAAGTCCTGTAAAAAATACCGTAGCTACATTAAATGTATTTTGTGTTGGAACTGAAGCTAATGAAGCAGACTGCTCGTAAGTAATTGTAGCTGTTAAAGCTGCATAAGTTGGAGCATAGTCTGAATTACTATTTTGTAATGGAAATATTAACGGGTTTGATAAAAATGCAATTCCATCTCCACTAAATGAACTAATGCTTGACGTAAATATTAACGACGCTGACACAGTACCTTGAGGTGACGGATTAACTGAGCTAATAGAAGTATATGGAATTGACACGGCAGCTGCTAATGCAGAGCCACTGAATCCTGCTCCTGCTAAAGAGCTAGTAGTTAAAACTGGAGTATTATTATAATAGTAATATTCTAAATTACTTACTGATTGTGATATTATTCTTGTGCCACCAGCATATCCTAAATTGGTATATGACCCCGTCGAAGCTGATATTGTAGCTGTCGGTAGAGATTCAAATATAATTTCAGCGTTGTTTTCTTTGGAAGGATCTATATAGACAAGAGTTGACCAACGTACATTAAGTAATTTAGTATCTAAAAAATTACCTGCTGCATCTTTTGAAGCAGTTCCACAAATTGTTATAAGACCATTTCCAGGAGTTGTATCTTGGTTTACAAATACTGTAATTACGGCTGCTTGCGATTCTGATTCTCTATCTAATCCAATTTCATAATAAATTGGGTCTCCATTAGAATCTAATACCTCTATATAAACAGGAGATCCTTCATTAAATAAATTAGGATTTCCTTTGAACTTTAAAATATTTCTACCGGAAAAGAATTCGGAAGGTATGTTAGTGACTCTAAAATAATCTGGCGATGATATAGAGTTGTCCTCAACTAATACATTTAAATCAGCAAGCCCTTGATAAATTATTTCTTTTTTAGCCATGAATTACGTAAAAATACTTATATAAATATAAATATCTAAATGTAATAGATCTTAGAATTTCCGTTGGTTTTAACAATTTCAATTAATTTATCAACTACATCTCTCATGGAATCTATATGAGATATAACTAACATAAAAGAGAATTGAGTTTTAAGATACTCAAATAAATTAAACATAGAGTTTAAATTGTTAGAATCTAAAACTCCAAAGCCTTCATCAATAGCTAGGAAATTAGGTCTAGGTAGTGATGATATATTTATTAACGCAGTTCTAATAGCTAAAGACGATATAAATTTCTCCATACCAGAAGTTAATTCTATAGACCAAAAATTATCTTGATCGTAAACAATATAACAATTAATATTTTTACCATCCATTTCCAGCATTATACTAAAATCAACTAACTGAGTTAGGATGTTATTTATTTCCTGTTCTATAAATGGTACAGCGGTGGTAATTAAATCGTAAGGAACTCCGTCACGATTGACTGCTATTAAATAATATTCGTAAAATTTATATTGTTGAGTTAAATCTTTTAGTTTGGCAATAGACTCTTCAGATTTTTCTTTATCTTTTTGAGCTACTAGTAAATTGGAATGGCAAGTTAAAATTAAATCATTTACATCACTTAATTCATCTTTAAGTACATCCATTGTAGTATTTAGTAAAGATATAGAAGTTCTATTTTCTTTATTCTTTTTAATTACAGCTTCTTTAGTATAATACTCATCAACCTTTCTTTGAGTTTCTAGTAATTTAGTTTCTGCTAGCCCACGTTTAGTTTTTAAATCATTAATCGTAGATTCGGTATTATTTTTATTAGTATTAGCTTGAGTTAATTTCCTTTGTAATTCATAATACGTTTCTTGTTCAGTAACTGACTTTGACAACTCTGTCATTTTATCAACTACTTCCTGCAGCTTAGCATTTAAAGATACTAGACCTTCTTTATCATCTTGTATTGAAGATTTTGTAGCAATAGCATCTTTAACAAAAATATTATCCATACAATATGAACAATTCTCATCATACTTAAGATCATTAAGCTTGGCCATTTTATCTTCTTTGATACGAATCTCTGCCTTGCGTTTTTCTATTTGTCCATGAAATATTAATTCTGAATTTTTCAATCCATTATAAACGGCTATACGTGCTTTTATCTCTACAATATTATAATTTTCTAATTCCTTTTCAATTTTATCTACAGCAGCTTTAGCTTCAGACAGTGAAATGTCATTAGCGTTTAACTGAGTATTGATTTGATCTAATAACGCATTGCATTTAGATACTAAAGTTTCCAATTCAAATATATTTTCAATTGAAGAATCAATTGGTACTAAATCTGAAGTTAGATTTAATATTTGTGCATGGATATCTGCAATTTTAGTATCTAACTCTGCCTTGTCCATTAAATGACCTTTATGCTGTTTAGAGTAAGTATCAATGTTAATTAATGCTCCTGACAATTGAGTAGCAAAGTCTTGCTTTTGATATTCTTTAACTAGCGTAGCTACTTCTTTAATATCTTCATTTGCTATTTTATTTAAGTCTTCAAATATATTAATGTCTAGAAACTGTGCTAGTAAGTCTTTACGATCTTTTTGAGCCATATCAATAAATCCAGTATTGTTATTTTGTACTGACAATGCAGTTAAGACAAAATCTTCATAGGTACCTAGCAAATTTCTAATGTGATCATTTGTTTCACTTCGTTCTTTTCCATTTAAAGATTCTTTATTTCCTAAATCATCTATACAATAAAAATCAACATCAACTCGAACGTGTTCACCTCTTCCTTTAGTTCCTGTTTTTTCAATAAAGTAATCTCGACCATCTAATTCAAAATTAAATTTACATTTAAACGAACCTGATTTATTATTTAATACACTTGAAGCTTTAGATGTTCTTCCACATTTGTCAAATATACAATAAGTAATTGAATCTAACATGGTAGACTTTCCAGAGGCATTAGGTGCAAATATGCCTAGCACTCCTTGCATATTTGTAAAGTCAATTACATTATCTACACCGTAACTAAACATATTTGAAAATTCAAATTTCTTAGGAATCCACGATACATTTCTAGAAATTTCTAAATGAGGCAATCCTGAATTAACTGTTCTATTAACGTGACGAATGCCGTCGAGTATATCATCATCTAAAGCAAATTTATTATCTAGATATTTAGTAATAAGTTCATTTTGATATTCTACATCTCGAACATCACCTATATTAATTTTATGAACTCGTGTATTATTTTGACTGAAATCATTTATTTTTTGAATTGTATATTCTTCAATATCATACTGAGACTTAATGTCAGCTAATATCGTTTTTAAATCTGCTGATTCAGTATTTTTAACTTTAATACTCAATCGAATCTTTTTATCTAATACAACTGGCAATATTGGAGCATGTACACCATTGTCAATTTCCAATGTATAATAACAAATGTCATTTGCAATTTCTACAAAGTCAGCTTTGCAAGTTGCAGTATCCCATACTAACATTCCATGTATTAAAGCTTCTGCATAATTTTGTTGAATTAACGAACCACAATATGCAATAGTCTTTTCTTGATTGAGGTATTGAGCTGGTTTATGAATATCTCCTAACAAAGTTAATTTATATCCTTCAAATGTATCAATGTCTACATGATCATTTTGCAATCTAAATCCAATATCAGTCATTGCATTATTTACAGCTCCGTGATGTAACGCAATTTTAAAATCTCCTTCAAAACTATTTGCTTTGATGAAATCTTTAGGCTTATCAAAAACAGACATAACTGTAAAGTGTTTATCGGATATATGATATACCCCTGACTCTTTGAGATAATGTAGATTTGGGTGATTAAGTGCATTGACAATAGGAGTTAATGCATCTAACCTAGACATATTGTTTAAGTTGCAATCGTGATTACCTGTAATTAATATTGTAGGAGCAATATCTGCAAACATTTTAAAGAATTCTTGCACTGATTGAATCAACTCAGGCGTCATATCAGTCTTAGCGTGAACAATATCTCCTCCTAAAAAGATAATATCATTTGGCCCTACTGTCTTTTTAATAGCTTCAACAGTTCTTTCAAATACAGTTTTATATTCTTGATGCCTTTTTAAATTTCGAATGTGAATATCAGCTACGTGATATATTTTTTCAATGTGATTTATTCCTATTTCTATTCTATTCATTATGCAAATAATTTATATTTCATAAATTGTGTAAAAGTCAATGCAGGTGTTTCCTTAATCAACGTACACATTCGTTCAAAACCAATTTCAGCAGGATCTTTTTCTTGCAAATCTACAAAATACACTTCTACTCCATTATTCATAAAGTATTCAGCGTGTTCTAGAGCTTGCTTTTGAGCGTCTTTATCAAGACAAATATATAATTTAGTAACTTTATTTTCAATAATCTTTTTACGTAAGTCTTCTGATATAGTCTTTCCGAATAATGGAATGGAATTGCGCCTAACTGCTATTGCGTCAAAACTACCTTCAACTAAAACGATTGGCAAAGTCCAATTAATAAACAATTCAAAGCCAACACAATTTTTAGACGTGTCTGGATTTTTATGTTTAAATGATTCCGCTTCATAATATGCTCTTCCTACAAAATAATTCAATCTACCCATCTCATCATACGATGGAATTATAATCTTTTTAGAATATTCTCCAGATTCGCAATAGCCAATATTATACTTTACTATTTCAGATAGTGTAATTTTTCTTTTAGAACGTAAATAATGCATTACATTTTTATATTCTGTAGTATCTGAAGTTTTGTAAAGTGGAATAAACTCTTTAGGCATGTCGAGTACTGTCGTATTTGAATGTAAACTGTCGAACTTACCGGAGTTATATTTGGGTTGGATGTTAAGTATACTGTATAGCTCCGTTAGTCTATCACGGCTTACGTTTAAGGCTTTAAATAAGGTAGATAGCTTTTTTCCTGATTTATTACAAACCCAACAATGCCAAGGGTTTTCTCCTTTTTCATTAGTTAAAGATTGAACTTCTAATTTTCTTCTAGGGGATTGGCAAAAAGGACAATGATGTGCAATGTTACCTTTGTTTGTAGTTTTACCTTTACCTAAAACAGATTCTATTAAATTAGTCAGTTTACTATTTATCATACTCGATTAATATAGTATATTTATTTCAATATACCAAATATTATACTAACCAATCTTCCGGTATTATCTTGTCCGCAAATTTAAAGTTATACTTGATACACCAATCTGCATAAGTAGTCTTAGATGCTTTACTAATTTTTGTTTTTGAATTTTGAAATAAAAAGCGAATATCTAACTCAGGATGTTGAGCTTTGATTAAGATATGTTTCTTTCGATCGTCAGTTAAAAATCTTCCTTTGGTTTCTACAAAAATACCATTAGGCAATTTGAAGTCAGGATGATATTTGTGTTTAGTCTCTGGTTTGACATATTCAATAATATGCTTTTCATAATCACCGTCTATCCCTTTAGATTTAAGTGATTCGTCAATTTCCATTTCTAAGCCACTACGGAATCCGTACTTAGCCGCAACTGCTTTTTTACTATAAGGATTTCTTCTAGCCATAACTTTTATTTTATATAATTATATGTCAAATCGAACTATTAAGTTCAAATCAACGTTGTCTCGTTTTTTAATTGGTGTTCCTAGTTTTCCTATCGCTACTAACTCTCCGAAAGATGTATATAGTCCAACGGTTGTAATGTAAGGAGCAAATTCACTATTAGAAGTAATTGGTTTTGGAACTTCTGACGAAGGATCATTGTCTAATCTAATCGTCGGATTAGAAGTAAAGTTAAATTCATCTTCCTTTAATTTACAAATATATTCATGCTCATAAAGAGTTACTGTTGAATTATATTCTAAATAAAAATCATCTATATAAGCAGATTGAGTTACTGACGAAAGATAATTATAAACTCTATCACTGAATGGTCTATATTGTGAAGTACCATATTTAGGTCTAGGATCTGATAAAACAATCATTCCATGCTCATAAAATACATTACCTACGGCATTGGTATTAGTAACCATTAAATTTTCAGAGCCTGTATATGATAATTGGGTAATTTCACTTTGGCTTAATCCTTTATTAAATATAAAAAATTCGTCGATGTCGCCAAACATTCCATTAACAGCTTTTCCGTCTTTATCAATTCCTAAAGATCCAATAAAGATATCAGCTTCATTGTATATATTTCCTAAACTAGGAGTAAAGCCTACATCAGCTAAAGCTCCATTTATATACAATTCAAATCTAGAACCTGTTTTATTTACTAATATATGTGCTGATGATGTAGTTGCTAAGTTTGATGAGATAGATACCGTTTCTGCACCTGTTGATTGATTTGCGAATACCGTTTTCGTTACAATATTATACGTTATATCAAATGGATATTGAGAAATATTATAATTTATATCTCCAGTGTCATAAACTCCTGTTTTTGAATTAAATACAGTTCCCGTACCTGTCGTTCTTTTTGATAATAACGATACAATTCCAGAACCCGTAGTAGCCATATTAGCCCAAAATGAAACAGCATAATTTTGACTTTGTTTAAAATTAACATCTTCTCTATTTGGTAAACGAATATATCCTTCTCCTGCAAATGTAGCAGCGTTACCCCATTTAGTAGCTCCGATAGTAAGTAAAGGATTAGGTGTTATGCTAACATTTTTACTATTAACTAAATACTCAGGTATTAAAGTGTCTACGTAAATATTATTAATTTCATTTCTAGTATTTAATTCGGTAGATAATAATGATCCCGTGTTATATACGGTGTCTAAATAAGTTCTGGAATATGTAGATGAATTAAACCCTAAGTATAATATTTCTCCTGACACGGAAGCACTTAATGCAGAATCAATTAAATTTCCTTTACCGTCATCATACAATGACATTGTAACAGTATTTAATTGAGTATTTTTAAAACGCAATTTAACAGTACCTGGTTTGATAGTTTCTCCAAACTTTTTTTGCGGAATAGATATAACTGAAGCTTCATTAAATATAGTTCTTTCAATAGCCTGTGGGTCTGCATATCCAAATGTTTCAAAAGGCTGACCTGCTCTCTTATAATATAAATGATTTAAGCTATACCAAATCATTGAAGCTTCTTTATTATTAGCTATATTAACTAATAGTGAAGAAGAATCTAATTGTCGTTGCCAAGTATCTAATGTAACTTTATTTCCGGAATATAATGCTGGATTAGGTTTGATTGCTACTAATCGATCAATGTTATCACTATCTAAACTAGATGTAGTATCATACCTCCAAGATTTATAAACCTTGAATGGCGTGATAGTCTTATCCTGACCGTCAATTCTTTTAAATACTCCTGGTTTCCCCATAATGTAAAAATGGCTCTTTAATATAAATATCAAAGAGCCAATTTAATAGGTTTATTTTAAGTACTACTAAAAATCTAACTTAACTTTTATTAAAGCTTCGTTACTAAATGATTTTTGTATTGGTTTAGATAATTTTGCTACTGCTAACAATTCTTGACGATCGTTATACATACCAATTGATGTAATATACGTCTTAGGGTCTCCGATAAATGTTGGTTGCAAAAGCTCTCCTACTGAACCGGTAGTAAATGTTGGGTTATTTGAAAAATTATATTCACCATTTTTAACTCGAACAAAAAAGTGAGTCGAAGTTACTGTTTCTTCATTACGTGCTGAGAATGCTAAATTTGGTAGACTATTTCCAACCCCATAAGCCAATCCTCCTGAAATTGAAGTAAATAATTTCCAAGCATTATCTCCAGCTATATTTGAACCTGTTACTGTATTAAATGACATTGAAGTGTCTAACGCTAATCCATTTAAAATTAAAATACCCATATCAGGATAAGCTAATCCATAATATTTAGGATCGGTTGAGTTAAAAACTCCTCCGGTAATAGATCCAGATACAACATTAAATACTCTACCTCCGGTAGATAAATTTGTTTCTTGAGTTTGACCTGAATCATCTATTAATGAAATAAAATTGGTATTTAACGGTTTTACATTTGATCCAGTATGAGTATTATTAGTAAATCCTGAACCACTTAAATTAGTTAAAGTTAATTGCCAGTTACCTGGGTCTAATTTATCTTTAATTCTTGCGCGATTGAAATTCAAAGCATATATTGAATCTGAAGATTGACTACCACCAAAGGTAAATGTCGTGTCTCCTGGATTTAATAATAGCAAACGATATTGAGAATATACTGCTCTTGCCGGAGAATCATTTAATGTTCCAGCAGCTGAAGATCCTGAACCTAATCTATGACCATGAGCTACTGCAAATTGAACTTCTGAAGTTGAAAGAGCAGGATTGGCATTTAACATATCATAATAATATGTTTTAGATGCTGTAGATTGAGCTGAGCTAGAATAAGCTAATGACATTGTAGCTGCATTACCAGTAAATAAACCAGTCGTTACAAATGTTTTTTGATTTTCAATGATATCAGATGCAACGTCAAAGCGAGTAAATACTCTTCCACTTGAAGCTACTTGAGATTGTCTAGCTACTTGTGCTACCATTTCAGCTGCAATAGCACGAGCTCGAGTTTCAATTTCGTTCACTAAATTAGCGTTTGAATTTGGTAATGTAACTGCTTGTATATTTGCAGCTGCAGCTGCTCTAGGTGCTGCCGCTAAATTATTTACCACTAATGGTGTTCTAATTACTCCCATGTTATTTTTTTAATTATTGTGCGTTAGTTATTGAAGTATTTGAAGCTGTCGCTAATTGTACTTTTTTAACAGTTAAATTAACAGTTACTCTACCACCAGTTTCATTTCCTATAATAGTGATAGTAGCTACAGAGTCTGCAACTAATTGCTGCTTAGCAATGATATTAAAGCTAAATCCAACTGCTGATACAGTTTGAGCTGATTCAGAATCTCCAATAAATCTTGGTACTGTAGGACTAACACCTGCATTAACAGGTTGCACTACTTGAAGTGTTGCTGTGTCTGAATTAGATAAAATTGCAGTGTATCCTAATGTAGCATTTCCAGAAGTAAAGTTTGTCGTTGTCGGATTAATAGTCGACTGTTGACCTGGAGATGTTAGCGTTATTGAAGATTGACCAACTTGAATAACTGGTATTCTTGCTGTTTTCTTTGGCAATGTTACTAATTTGTAACGCATTACATTTGATTCATCTGCACTAGCTTCTACTAATGGCATATTCTCAATGATAATGCCATAATAATCAGACCCTAATGGGTGTGCAGGGTTCCACAAATCATAATCAATCTCATCATCTGCTACTGCAAATTGAGTGATTTTAAATTCATCTTTTCCGCGAGCTAGCAATTCTCTTCCTTTTTTAGTAAGAATTGCGTCAACGGTTATTGTACTATTATTTAAGTATCCCATCTTGTTTATACCTTTTTAATAAATATAGACTATTGAAAAATTCAGATTTATATTTAAGAATCATTTTATCCAATCCTGGAGTTTGTAGATCTACCTGATGTTGCTCTGTCTATTGTTGTTAATTGATTATTTGCAAACACTACTTGATTTGGATTTACTTGCGTCACTTTAACTACAGGTCCTCCGTCGACAGTTTGTCTTGAATTTGCGTTAACTGCCGATCCTACCAATTTAGAACCGTTTAATCTAGCATTTGCATATCCAGTTCCTTGAAATTTATTTCCTAAACTAGCAGTTACCGGATATGGAATTAATGAACTACTATATGAAGTTACAGATTCGTATATATAAATGTCGGCAATTTCTACGTCTTTGATAGAGGTAATTTTATTTTTTAGTGTAAATTTAGGTCCGGTTAATGTAACCGCGTTTGTGGTTTGATATGTTCCCACGCCATTAATAGGTATATTTGCTACTATTGAAGTAGTAGCAAAATCTATCACATCTATACTTACCGGGTTACCTGCAAATGAAGTTACTTCAAAATAACAATACAGTGATCCTGTATACGTGGCTGGCATTGTAAAAGTTACTTTATCTCCTGGCATTAAATAAGCTACCGTAGCATCATACAATCGCTGTACCAAGGCAACGCTACTGCTAACATTTGTATATGAAGAAGTAAATGAATATTGTCCAAACGGTCTTTGATCGTATATAGTAGTTTGAATAGGCTTATAAGATCCTGATTCTGTTATTTTATATTTATCTATGTATCTATGCTGAACCCATGAAGTTCCTAGCTTATCAATGTCTGTGGTATTATTTTCAATAAGACCGGCATAAGATTGATATTCAGAAGTCATCGCTAACGAGCTACTCATTACTCCTGTTAAATTAGGAAATATACTAGAGTCTGCAACGGTTATTGGTTGAGTAATTAATCCATTTAAGTTTTGATATACTCCAGAAGCTGATACGTCATTAACTGCATTTAAAGTTACATCGTGCTTTAAATTTTCAATTACAGGGTTGTTAATAAGTTTAACTTTACTTCTTTCTAAAACATTTGGCTCTACAACTAATCCTACAATTGCATTTGCTCTTTTAGGAAGTAGCTGCTTAATATACTTAAATAAAGTAAAGTCATAAATTTGAAGAGCTCTGAAATACGCTTCAAAGTCATTTCTATTTTCATACTTCTTCCAGTAATTAATTGCAAAGTTATTTAGCTTTGTATAATTGTCATTTAAAATATCTCCTGGGTCTCCGATATAATCGTCAATTTCAAAATATCCTAATTGATTGAATATGTCTTCATTGATTGCAGTTTGAGGGGAGAAATAAACTCCTACTCTATTAGAGTCTAAAGAGTATCTGTCAAATGATGATTTCTCAATTCTTGTTTTAGTATTTAATCTTTTATTAACATCTAAACTAGCAGATTCAATTCTTACTTTGTTTGAATATAAACTAGAAGCTCCTAACGAAGGAGATGGTGTGTAATATGTTTCTTCAAATCCTTCAAATACTATTGACCCTGAACTACTTCCAAATCCATTGAAGAAAAGTGAACCTGTATTAATAGTTTGATTAGGGTGAGTTGACGATTGATAAAATGAACCACTCTTTATTGTTTTATCTGATAAAGTAAATCTTTGCAATAAATGATCAAATGGCTTAGCAGCTTCTTCTCCGGTTGTTAATAAAGTTCTATCAACATTATAAGTGTATGTATTTGGGGATGCTGCATGCTCTTGAATAGTAGCGTTATTTAGCGACCCAGACCATAAACGAATTTCTTGAAAGTGACCATGAAACTTACCTAGAGAAGATATAGTAGTGCTATTAACAAATACTGGAGTTATTGCTCTAGATCCTGACGCAAATGTTATAGTCGATTGCTTAAATGGATTAGGCGCTCCAATTACACTAGCAGATACATTATATATTGTATTGCCGTATAAAGATTTTACTACATTCAATGAAGAAGTTAAGTTGTTATTATTAATAACGACGCTAATCCAACTATTGTCAAATATTTCTAAATTAGATGCTGTAATAGCTTGACCAGTTATACCATTAAATAATGTAATAGTACCTTGATTATCATCATTGGTTTCTTTGTTAAGAATTAAATTATAAACATCGTCAATTGATCCACTTTTAATAGATAAAATGTTATAAGGAGTTCCTACACCATAGATATAGTTATTATCCGTTTTAAACCGGAATTCCAAGGTGTTAGCATAAACATAAGTCTTAGCACCATTTATGAATTGGCCGGCTGTTAAACTTAAGCTACCAGTTTGAGAAAGCCATGCATAATGGTATTTGTCATGCACATATTCAGGATAATGATTATTATCAGTGAATGTGCTAGGACCGCCATATTCTTTAATCGTTAATACGGTAGAAGGTATTCCATAACAAGCCAATAAAGCTTTTATAGATCTAGAAGTACCCTTTGATTTTAATATATAAGGAAGATTGTTTACAATTCTTCTCCAAATTTCTTTAGTATTTTTTTCATCAGTAATCGTAGTAATATTATTAACGCCACTTTCCAACGCTACGCCATTTTCATCAACAGCTAAAGCATATTTCCAAAGCTCAGAAGTTGATTTGCCATTTAATAAATCAAATCCTAAAGATTTAGCAACATCGTACAGCAAATTATCTGGCATTCCATCTTTTGGATTTTCTTCTCGAGAATGTATTGACGTAAGTGCTTTAATATATGTCCATAATATATCAAAATGTTGCCCCATCATATTAATAAAGAGCAAATACTCTTCATTATCTGTAGATTCCTTTATATATAAAGGAACAGTTTCTATTAATTTATGAATATTATTATAATCAAAAATTTCAGCAATCTCTAATAAATCATTATAATATATCTGCCCGGTGTTAGAAGTTGAAGAAACTTGAGTTGCAAAATATCCATAAGGGTCAGGTGCAGCTCCTAGTGTCCATTGAGTAGCTGCCGTACTCCACATCGTAAAAGCTTCGTTCCATTTCAATGCAGTCGGAGTTGTCTTTGGCCATGGATTAACTATTCTAGGAGTATATGACCCCGTAGTTTCATTAACGTGTGTATATAAAGCACTTCCCGTTGATTCGAAAAATAAATATTTTTCAAAATCATCAAATCCACTAACTACACGATTTCGTTTAATGTAAATATCAGCTAAATTAATTTGAGTTATATCTCCTCCATTAACTTGAGATATAGTTTGAACTTGAGCTGAATAATATTCAATTAATTCTAATTTATACTTGAAGTTTTTAACTCGTTCAACGGCAGAGCCATAATGAATAAAACTATCAAATATTCTATGATTGGTATTTAATTTTATTCCTGCTAATGAACCGGAAAAGTAATTGTCGATTAATTGCTGCGATGTTTGTACATTTTCAGTAAGTAAATTATTCCAATTTTTAAAGCTAGTAGCTACCGAACCTCCATCAAATTCTTCTAATTCAAAATTAGGACCAGCTAATGCTGTAACTGGATCTGGAATATGCTGTGGTATAATCGATACCGTATCTAATACTGATTCAATTATTTCTTCTGAAACCCATAATCTAGATTTCTCTCCATACTTAGCTGGTAATGGGGCATACAATCTAACAATAATTTCAGGCGTTGGCCCAAAAGTATCAAATCGCATATTAATTATTTGATACGTTTCATTAAAACCAAAGTTTAATAAAAATGAATCAAATACATCGTCATTGGTTAGTAAATCATTCCAACGATTACGAAAAGAATTTAATTGATCACGTAAAGTGATGCTTTCATTATCAGATAATTGAATTCTTAATTCTCGTCTAGACGGAGAAATTTCTTTAATCCAAAGCTTTTGACCTTTATAAGAGCCTAATAAATTATTAAATAAATTGTATACTACTTTATATTGACCTCTATGTATTCCTAAGCCATCTAATTCAGTATTAGTATCAACTGATAAATGTTGGTATGTTAATGAACTAGTACCGTTAAAATCAACGCTATAATGAGTATCGTGATTACCTGTTAAATAAACACCGTCTGGAGTATATACATGTAATTCTAAATCCGCAGTTGAATTAAGATTGGTCTCACCGGTTGATTTAAACTTAATAGCAAACTTTCTAGTATCTAAAAGTTCTTTATCAACAGACTCTAATCTAGATACCTTTATAGTATTAGTTGAGTTTAATAAATCTTGCTGATTAGTATATACTGATAACATCCTTTAATATAAATATCTTAAATAGATATTCTAGGTATCTTAAGTGCCATAGCTAGACCAAACAACATTTGACCCATCATATAAATTTAATATACCTGAGTCTGTTAATTGAATTCTTGCTTTTGATGAAATGTTTCCAACAAACACTCCCCAAGTACGTTTGAACGGTGTAGATACGTTATTATAATCAACTCTAACTACTTCTAACAATCCATTACTTCCAGGAGTTATTTTTAATCCCATAAAGCGGCCCGGGCCATCTTGTTTGCCGTCATAGCCTCTGCCCCAAACTATAGATTCTTCGCCAAGCGCATTTCCATTATAATCATAATTACCAGTGCGTATTATAAAATTACCATCTCCTTGCATTATACCTTTTGCCATTCTATTTCTAGATAATAGTATATTTCTAATACGATCTCCATTAGCACCGGTTTGGTTAGAATATAATTCACTTCCAGCTACTAACGTATCACTAACGATATTATCTCTGCCCGGGTCAACTGCTAATGCTAATTGATCTCTTAATGAAGCTATTTGTGCATTTAACTCGTCTATCTGTGTAGTTAAAACTGCTTTATCTGCTCGATTACGCTGAGTACCTGATTCTAATGAAGCTACTTTATTTTCTAAAAATGCTAGAGTTGAGTCTAAATCTTCCGTAAACTCCTGTATCACAGCATCAATTACTTGATTAAATTTGACATTGGATGTTTTTGAAACATTTAAACTAATTAAAGTTTTTTGATTAGTTAAATCTTTATTTTTATCAATTAATACAGTTCCATTAGAACTTCTATCAAACGGTTTGTATAATAATGGATCTATTTGGTCAGGGTTTATTTGACCAGTAACGATTTTATCGGGATCAAATTCATGTAATTCATAAATCCTATCCGGTGCAGGTTTAGGTGCTTGTGCAGGTTTAGGTGCTTGTGCAGGTGGCACTTCAATTAATTGAAAAGACTCTACTAAAGATTTAGGTGCTTGTGCTGATACGACCTGCGCAGAATTGACAATTTGATATTCAGGAGTTTTTGAGATCGTTCCCATTATTTAATTATTTTAAATGTAAAGTCCGATGCATTGAAATATTCAGTTATGTCGGAAAATTCTGCTTTAATTTCAAATTTGTAATATCTTTCCGGATACAACATTGTCGTGTAAAAATCAAAATAAGCTCCTGATACATTAGTATTAACTTGCGTAAATGAACTATACGGTATAACTATTTGATCGTTATGCGCGTCTTTGATTTGATAATATGAATTTCTAGGCAAAGCTTTTTGAGTAGCAAATGAAGAATTTTGTGCAAATGAAGGTCTAGGATATCTAGGTCGAGACCCTAATAATATTCTAGTTTTTTTGTCTTTTATCAATTCTCCTTTAAATGCTCTAGTATATAGTATTGGGCTGTCTTCGTAAGTTATTAAAGACATTGATCCTGTATTGTAAGTAATAGATCCTGTCCAACTAATATATAATTGAGGTTCAAATACTGTATTAGTATCTGAAGAGTAAAATTGAATTAGCGTTTCTGGATAATTACTAGATGATATAGCTGTATTATTAAATGTCAATACAACTCCATTATTAGTGTATACTTGATTATACCAATTTTGTACAATATTAGTAATGTTGATATCAACAGTGTCTGTAGTTTTATATGCAAATGACTGACTTACTGTAGACCCCGTAATAAAAGTTCCGCCACCTGGATACGTTTTATCATTAAATACTATTTGAGAATTAGCTGCTAATGACGCAGACCATGTCGTAGTTCCGTAGCCGGCTGTCGACATCCAAGTAGCTCCGTCGGTAACTGCTGTGCTAGCAATTAAACCCACAGGCGATGCTGCATATCCTGAACCGTTTTCCCAGTTAACTGACACAGGTTTAGCTTCGACAGTATATGATTTAGGTAGCTGTGATTCTTGAACCGTATATAATTTTAAGCTAGCTGATACGCTAGTAATTGGTATACTATTTTCAGATAATATTGATGATAGGGCTGTTAAATCAAACTTAATTAAAATTCTAGATTCTGTTAAATCTGCAGTTGTCACGTCTCCTTGTTTACGGAGTTCTAATATCTCATCTAATCCTGAATTTCTGTACGGATCTTTTTCGTATATTGTTGCGTCTTGTAATGCTGGTATTGACCAAATCATAGTTAATTATTTTAAAGTGATACTACCTTACCAATTATATCTCTATTTAAGTTTTTAATTTCAAAAATACTAGGGTCCAATGAAGGATATATAACTCCTGCTTTTGTAGCAGCGGCGATGTCATACACATTTCCAGAGTAGCCTTGAGTAGCGTTATATAAATTAACAATTTTTATCGAAGGTACTGACTGAACTCCTTCAACTCTATCTAAATCTGTATATATTTTTGATAATATTATAGGCTGATTAATTTGCCATATTTTAGAGTTAAAACTAGTTTTTAATTTATCAATACATTTTAATAAAACTTCATTTGAATTATATTCTGGAAGAGTAATTATTTCAAACTGCAATCCTATATTAATTATATGCGCATTTTTAATATTTACTGCATCGGTTAATATTCTATAGCTATTAAGATAAGTTTTTAAATTTTCTTTTACTGCATCATTTAAAACTGTTAAGCTTCCATTTAAATCATATCCTAATGTATATAAATTTAATGCCAATGGGTTTGGAATCATTTCTTGACCGTTATCTGGATTAAGTTGCTGATCCTGTATGATATATGCTTTCGCAACCGAACCAAATCTAGACGGCATTGAATAAGCTCTAATAATATAATCTTGTGCTGTTACTGCACGCTGCTGTGATGCAAAGGTAGCCATTGCATTTTGCCTAATCTCTTCAATAGACTCTTCACTCTTACCGCCTATTGCTGGTAGTGGGTTTGTGCACGCTACAGACGCTTTAATTCTACTTAATAGTGCTATACTTAAATTTTGTGAGTCAATTTGATATTGTATAGAATTAATATTTTTTAATGTAAATGAAGCTACGTTTGATTCAATTCCGCCACCTGTAGTATATGAAACTGTTAAAGTAGTATTAGACGGCGCTAACCCATATGTTTTAGTGTACATAAAGTTTGACGGGTCAATTGGATGATCAAATTGAGTTCTTAATCCATTTAAACTAGATCCTACATTATCAGGATTTGGAATAATCTCTTCATCGTCATTATCTGATACTCCCGGGCCAAATTGAATTTCTAATTTTTTGTCTGATCTAAATTTAGTAATAAATCGTCTAGCAGTTTTCTTTAATTTTATTAAATAAGGTACGTTTGTATATACTGATAAATCAGGATCATTTTGTATAGTGTTTGCTATTGATTCAAATACAGTGTCTTGAGCTAGATAAGGTACTTCAGTCCATGAATTATTATCTGAATCTGTTATTGACACTATTTCAATAACATCGGCAGGATTTAATAATATTTTATCAAATCTTTTAGCAGACGCAAAATCAAAAGTTTCTGTACGAAGTGTTCCTGCAATTGCTTTTACTTTTTTCTTAAGAAGATAAAAATCCGGAGTGCTGTCTACGTCATTAATTTGATAAATACTTACATCCGTAGGATCAAAACTGCTAGAAACTTTAAAATTAACTAAAGATAAAGTTCTAAATTCAAGCTCCGTACCCTCCGCTCCAATTAACATTCCTTCTTTCAATGTTAATGCATAGTCCCAATCAGGTACTTTTCCGTCGACAGTGGTTTTGGCTGGTAATAACTGAAATACATCTATATCAACAGTCGCAGGTATTTTATTTTTAGTTCTATATCCTAAGTTAGCAGATAAAGCTAATACATTTCCACGTTCAGAGGCCAATGGCATTAGCGATTCTTTTAATTGACTATCAGTATAGTATGACAATACATCTCCTACATATGATGCCATTTCAATAAACATCATACCAGGTGATGATTCGTTAAAATCATTATAAGTATTAGGAAAATAGTTTTTAGAAAACTCAATTAAGTTTGCTCTAAATTGACTAAAATCTTTATTTAGATATCGTATATCTTTTTTTATTTGTGCCATTATATTATTACTTCTTCAACGGTTGTAGATGTTACTAAAAATGTAACTGGTTTATTAACTTCTTGCTCATTAACAGATACCTTTAATGATATTGTTATTCCATGTTCTTCATTTGACGGTCCTGCTGCTATGACAGTTTGAACTATTAAATCATTAACTTGAATATATGGTAACCAAAATGATATAGCTTCTAATATAGAAGATTGTATTTGTTCTTTTAATAAATCCGTATTTTGTTCAAAAAGCGAATCTTGAAGACGTGTACCAAATAAAGGTTGTAATACTCGCTCGCCTTGACGAGTAAGTATTAAATTTTTTAAATTTGAAAGTGCTTGCTCTTCAGTGGAATAAGATAAATCAAATAGTATTCCAGTCTTCCCAACTAAAGGAAGCTTAATACCAATTGCTACATTTTCTTCTAAATCTATAGGATTATATCTTATTTCGTATGACATTAGTTACCTTTTTTCTTATCCATTGCTTTTATCAAAGACGAATAATCTCTTGTTAATGCTTTTACAACTGCCGCGCCTGCTTCTGTTTCAGCTAATTTAGAAACATCAACTCGTCTACCTTCAGTATCATACGTTGGTATAATTGATTTTGCGGACGGCGCCGGTTTACGACCCATTGTCGGCCACTCTTCAAAATTATTATAATCTATACTTTCATCTAAACTAGCACCAGCATATTCATTTCTAAAACCAGCTGTGTCATTTAACAACTCATTTAAAGTTGGGTTCTCAGTGTATTGTTTTTTAACCGGTGTCTTGGCGATTACTTTAGTTGTAACAGCCGGTATTACAGCTTGTGTATATTTGGCGGTTGTTACTCGTTCGTTTATTATAGGAGTTATTTTACTTAATTCCGTACGTACGGCATTCGAAACTTCTTCACGAATAACTTTTCTAAGTGCTTGTATAAAATCCTTTGAATTCATGTTACTGTCTTTTAAATAAATATCTTTAATGTATTTTTATGCCTTTGTAATAGACCAACTGTTTTTCATTCCAGCTGCTACTAATTGTTCCCAAGTAAACGGAGTTGTATTTGAGGCCGCGGACTTACCTTGATACCAAGAGTTTCCTACATAGAAAACATCTGCGGCTTTGTCATAACGTCTTATATAAATAAAATGTCCTCCTTTAGAATATGGAGTTTTACCACTTCCGACTGAAGTTACATATCCTCCTTTTAATAAAGTAGCTACTGCCTTTGCTTTTACTTTTCCAATAGCCTCTCCTTTACATTTATATAATGAAGGAACTTCTGTCATAAGTGACCAACTACTGCCAACATTTTTGACGTGATACTTTCCATGAGTCTTAGCAAACTCTCCTGGATTAATAGAAGCATTTCCTGTTAAATTTCTCAACACAGATGCTAGCGCGCATATACCACACCCACCCTCTTGTACATCTGAATATGAAATGTCCGGACCATATACTGTTTTAGACCAATTCGGAGCTTTGTTTTGTCTAAATACTAATTGACCGTCAAAAAAATGTATACCTGACGATTGCTCCTGCGGTGTTAATCCTTTAATTGGGCCGAAGCTAAGAGAGCCAGCTGCGTTAACTGGTAGTTTAGGTCTAGCTGGAGGGTCAGCAGCTGGAAGAACAAATCCTAAAATTGTACTAACATTTGATTGTACTAATTGCAGCTGCGTGTCAACAACTTCAGCACATATAACATTATGAGCATTGTCGCCATCTAATATTTGCACTACACATCCTAAATGATGCGCAGTTACGACTTCTCTTTCAGTGGCGCCATATATAGCAGCTGCCCCGACTATTGGATTAGCTATTAATCTATGAGTATCCTTTGCCCACTTAAGCCAGCCGGCGGCTGTTGAAGCTCCTTCAGTGGGAATTGGGGCTCCCGCTTCTATAAACCAAGTAGTCACCGCTGCTGCATGCCATGGAGCTTTACCCGGACGGCATTTGACATTACCTAACATTACGTCGACACGTGGACCACTTAATGAACCTGAAGATGCTTCTCTAACTAAATCATTAACATCTTTATTAGCAATCGTAGCTACTTTAATTCCGGTATCAATTGTTTTGTCATTTAATGTAGTTGTATTACTAAATCCTTCTTTTGATTCGTTAGGAAAATCTGATTCTAAAAATTCAAAAAAATCTTCTGCCGGATCATCCTCTTCTACATCATCTCCAACATCATCAATGCTCCCATCACTTTCTGCTTGCGAACCTTCGTCATCCAAAGCTTTTTCTTCATCTGGAGTTAATTCTGCTTTTTGAATAATTACTTTATTCAATTGAGCATTTTCTATAATTTCGTCGTCTTCTATTACTACGCCTGGCATTGTTTTTTATTTTAAATTACACTTCTAACTTTTTCTAAAGTTTTAATTTCTTGATCTGCTCTATTATGCAAATCTTTATTCGCATTTTTTTCATCTGCTGTTAATTCAGGATCTGCTGCTTTTTCAGCTGCTTTTTCTTTTTCTTTTTGGGCCTTAGCAACATCAGCCTCTGTCATTTTAAAATCAGGCTCGGGTATATTTTTAAATTTAGCAGATTTTTCTTTTGTTGCTATTGCTTTCTTTTTAGTAAATGCAACTTGACTTAATAAAGTCGGTTCAATTTGAGCTTTTAATCCTTCAATTAAAGCCCATTGCGGTGCTGCTATTAATGGAGAGCAAGGGCCTACAGGCGATATTGGAGCTAGTGTGCCTAAAGCTTGAATTAAATTTTCCATCCAAGTTTTAAATGCGTTACCTAATATCAATGCTTCTTTTGCATCAGTACCTAATTCAATTTTATCAGCATTTAATGATATAACGTCTTTCGCATCTAATGCAATTGTAGTCTCTGAAGATAATCCAATTCCGTTTTTTGCAAATGCTATAATTTCTTTTTGAGTACTATTAAATACAATCCTGCCTGAAGATATCAATGTTTGTGGAGTAGTTCCCCAATTCTCATCTTTCCAGGAAGTTATTTTATGTTTTTTAATTGCAGTTAGCAATCCAGAAGCTTGTTCAAATTCTAATTTTTGCCCTGATGCTTGTACAATTATATTTTCTTCTTTAGTAAAGTCTTCAGTTACAAAGTCATTAATTTTTTTAGTGTCTTTACTTTGAGTAGTATTTCTAAATATAGTAATTGGAGAGCCAGGAGCTCCTGAAAATTTAGCGGGCACTTTAAATCCTCCACTTTTAGGTGAAGTTGAAAATCTAATAGAGTTTCCGTAACGACCTGATAATATTACATCTCCTATATAATGCTGTAACGGTTTGGACGCTGCATTCTCTTGAAAATTTACATCAGGCACAGGATCTTTTTCTTTTTTGCTGTTACCCGTTGAAGTTTCATTATAATCTTTTGAGTCTCCACTTTGTCCTTGAGTAGTAGTTATTTTAGATACTGACGGTATAGAATTGTGATGTATACTGGACTGTAAACTTACAATGTCTGTATAATAATAAGTTGTCGTTTTTCTCGTACCCGAAGCATATGAGCTCGGAGCTTGAATAATTAAAACAACTTCACCTACAATTGGTATACGCAGTATATTATAATTTATCGGAATTGCTGTAATTAGCGTAACAGACTCGTCGTCATTGGATATAGTATTATCTAATATCTTTACTTTAATGCCATATACCAATGAAGGATTATTGTCAGTATAAATTACTTCTTTAACCTCAGCTGAGAAAAATGGCGATGCGTTACTATTATTATCTGGCATATTATACTAATCCGTCTTGTATATCGTTTAATTCAGATTCAATTGAATTTTGTTTAGAAGTTAAATCAACCACTTTAGCATTGATCTCTTGAGTTGAGCCGGTAATTTCATCTAACTCACCCATTAACTGTTTTTTCTCTTCATCAGATAACATCCAAGAGTTGCCTGTCTCTGCTTGTACTTTACTACTAGTAGAAACTAACCTCTGCACAACAGCGGCTAGCTTAACAAGGTGTTCATCATTCTTAACACCTACTTCTAAATATTCTTTTATTAACGGAACTATTACCGTCGCATCTCCGACATTTTTAATTAGAGGTCTTAGCTCTCCAATCATCATATTTATCTGGCGGTCCTTTTTAGAACTGTTCGAATAAATATCTTTCATTAAATCGGAAAATGACTTACCTTTAAAAATTTCTACATCAAAATCCATATATCCTTTAAAATAAATATCTTATTCTAGGAATTCTGACTTTTTAAATTTAGCGTGATTTAATGTTGCTCTTCCCGTGTGCTTGTAATTGGTATACATTTCTATATAAGCACTTTTCATAATATTAATAACTCGAGTGATATATTGAGTCTTAACTCCGGTACGGTCTCTTATTAATATATAAAGAGCTTTCTTATTGAAGTTTTCTATATTTTCTCTGTTGCGAAATAATTCTAATACTGAATCTGCAACTCCAATATCAGGTTGCTTTTTAAAAAATAAAACTAAATTGTCATCCATGTATGTTGTGAATAAATCCATGAATTCTTTTTTCTCGTTTAATTCGTCGTCACGCATTACTTCATTGATAACATTTCTATTATCATCAATTGCTTCAGGCTGTTCCGTATTTTTAAACTTATTATAATTCCCATTGTTATGGATAATTAAATAGTTTTTTGCTATGATTGAAAAATACGAAAATGCTTTACCTTTATTAGGATCTGTGTATTTATGAATTTTTTCATTTAAGAAAGCAACTACTTCATGTTTTACATCTTCATATGGAATATCAAAATGATAAAACTTAAAAGTATGAATAATATTTTCAACTAACTTATCCAATGGATATTTAATTTTTTCTTCGTAAAGTTTATTACGCTCTATTTCATCTTCTAAAAGATTATAAAGCAAAATAGCATTTTCAGTGTCTTTTGTAAAGTATTGTTTTGTCTTTGGCTTACGACCTCGAGTTTTTGGAGCTTCCGGTTCTATTGCTACTACAGCTTCAACAGTCACTTCACTAACTGCTTCTTGATTAAGTTCTAAATTCATATACTGATTCTACTGTTTTAGTTAAGTCCGAAGACAATTCTTTTATTTCTTTAAATACAAAACCTACCTCGTCGTCTGCTTCAAAAGCTCCACGAATGTCTAGGTCTTTTAATTGAGTTTCAGTCTCTAATACCTTCTCACGTATCTCATCTAATTTATCTTGATAATATACTACAGTCTCTTCTAAGTCCTCATTTTGTTTAACAAGATTCCACATTCCATAACCCATAAATCCAATTACGGCTAAGAAGAAAATTATAATTAATGCTATCATATTATCCGAATATTTTATCAAATGCTGTTTTTAAGTTATCATCACCAATTGGATCATTAAATCCTCCTAATTTAGATTTTGCTTTTGTTGGAGCTACTTCTACTATTTGTGGAGTGTGAGTTAAATTACCTTCAATTAAAGTAGCTAAATGATCAGCGTGATGTAATAAAATAGGCAAATCAGTTTTTAAAGAAAATTCTGGCATACCTGCCATTAAATAAGATTCATTACCTTTTCCATATAATCCGTCATGCAATTTAATTGCTAAATATTCATTCTCTGAAAATTTAACTCCATATTCTTGTAATAGAAAAATACTTCTGTCCGGAACTTTCATAAATTGCAATGCAGGATTAATTTTATAAATTTGTCCTCTCTTTACGTGCCAATCTGAATCGTTTGGAACATAATAATCTTCAGAGCTAGAACCTACTTTACCTAAGTCATGATTAATAGCTGCAAATACTACTTCTTCCAAAGTAAATTTATTTGTGCCGGCGCCTGCTTCAGTCCATACTTCAAATAATTTAATAGCTGTCTTTACAACTCTATTAACGTGATCGATATATCCTCCTGGAAAGCAGTTATGCCTAGTTGAATGTGACGATGCTGGAGCTGTTAAAACTCTATCAGACAATTCTTCATACATTTTAATTAGCACTTCTTTACGTGTGCCAGAAATATATTTTTCAATATATTCCATTAACGTTTTCCATTGCAATTCTGTATCTTGTTTTCCCATAACTTATATTACTTGATCAATTAAACCTAACTCAGCTGCTTTAGCTGCGGTCATATAATAATCTTTTCTACATGCTTTGCGCCAAAACTCTTCATCATGTTTTGTTTTGGCAGCCATCATTTTATAAAAGTCTTCTTCTAACTCGTCAATATGTTCTGCATTTGCTTTAATGTCGGCAGACTTACCAAATATATTAGCTGAAGCTTCGTGAACCATAATAGTAGTATTTTTAGAAGCAGCTCTTATTCCAGTACCACAACATAAAATCATTGCACCTGCTGACATTGCTCTTCCTCTTGCAATAACATTAATTGGCACTGATACTGATTCCATATAATCAATAATACCTAAAGCTTCGTACACGTCACCCCCATTGGAGTTTAATAACAATGTAATTGGATCTTCTTTTTTATCTTCAGGGCGATGTTCTAATATTAATCTAACTTTTGAAATAAAATCGAAGCAATTGCCTAACATTATATCTCCATGTAAATAAATAACAGAGTCGGTAACACTAACGCCATAGTCTATTTCATTATAAAGATCTTTACTTGACTTTTCGTCTTTTTTATCTTCTAACCTTTTCTTTTTAGATTCAGGCTCATCGTCATACAAACCTTTGTAGACTGTGTTATTATTTATTTTAGTCATATTTTCTATTTATCTACATAATATATGAAATTAATATTAAGTATCCTAATTTTTCTTACATTAATTTTTTAAGCTGTCTGTTAGCTTTAGATAGCGATCGCATTAACTCAGCTTTTTTACCTTTACGAGTTTCATGAAATAATTGAACTTTTAATTTTTCAATGTCTTTACCTAAGTCATTAAATGCATCTGACTTCTCTTGTTTAGATAATTTTTTCTTTTCTGGTTTAGGTTCAATTACCGTTACAGGCAACGTACCTTTTAGTGAAGGCTGTTCTTCTCCTTTATGATATACAGTGCCGTCTGTGGCTACATATTCTTTCATAAATTTCCAACCTTTAGGTTTATCTGATTTTGGAATAGATGCTCTGACTACAGGACCTTCACATACAGCAGCTACGCATTTCCAGCATATTACTGCATTAGCGTCATTACCTACTACAGTCCATGTATTGCATATACGCTCTCTATAATATTTGCCTCCTGGTTCGGAATTTTGGCAAATCATAAATCTACGACCTTCAACCATTTTAGTTGAGAATTTAGTCGTAGCGTATTGTGGTTTTACTTTTTCTACTTTTTTCATAACCTTTATTTAATTAATATGTTTTAGAATTGTCTTCGTTATATAAATTTTCTTTTAGCTTCTTTTTTTCTAAACTTTCCTTTCGCTCCTTATCAATTTCACGGCGTTTAAACTCCTTTAAATCCTCCTTGTTTCGGGGCTGGGATATTGTTATTACTGCCTCCGGTTCAGGCTGTGTCAAGGGGTGTTCTGACGGCTGTTCAACCACATTATACGTATTATAAGGGTTAGTATCTACAAAAAAATCAGGTTTGAATGGAAATTCATCTTCTTCTGGAAAATTAATTTCTTTTTGAGGTTCTTCTTTTGGATTATTATCTTCTGAGTTCTTAGACATAAAATTAAATGCTAGCACCATGCAAATTGCTAATGGATCAAATACAATAATAAAAAGTAATATTAATACATTAACTACACTATCCATATCTACATTTAAGACTCTAGATATATAAGCTAAAGAACCTAATTCAGATGATATTTCATTTTTCAATCCTAATTGAGTTATAGAAACTTGCGTTTTTGAAGCAGAGTCGGAATATGCTATTACTTTTTTATTTAATTCATCAATGTCTTTGTTTAAAGTCTTAATAGACGCGTCAGTTTCTTTTGCTGACCGATCAGCTGAGCGAGACGATCGATTTGAAGTTACTAATTGGGTTGCTCTTAACTCTTGAGAATTTCTAATTGAAGTTAAATTGGTTAACTGAATATTTTTAGATTCTAATTGAGTTTTAAATGTGTTGGCTGATGATTCAAAATATAATTTTTGAGTTGATAAACTGTCAGTTTGAGTGCGAGTTAAATCATATTTAGATTTTGTAGTTTGATAAGCACCGGATAAAAATCCATAAATACCAATTGAAGTAATCAATGCAATAATAGTAATAGCAATTAATAAATAAAATCTTAATGTTTTATTTACAATTGTCCAAAATCTATATAGAAAAGAAGCAATTACTAATTTTGAAGCTTCTAACGTCGATGTCATGACAATGACAGCTACAGCAGCGCCGGCGAATAGTTTAGCTAATCCGACAATAGAAAAGAAAGCAGCACAACCCGCAAGGGAAAGTGCTACTATTCCTACAAATATCTTAAGTGCCAATTTATTCATTAGGCTCTAATCCTAAACGTTCGACGACTAGTTCAATTTCTTTAATAATTAAAGCTAGGAATTGTACAGCTTCAGTGCCGGACATATCCGAATTTGATATCGATCGTTGTAAGGTTTTCAATTTAGTAGCTTGAGCTTCTAATTTTCTTACGGTGTGTTCTTTGTATCTCATAAATTTATTTTTGTTTTTTGTTTGATTTTTTTAAACGTTTGTATAATTATAAATAATATATATAATATTGAATATAATAATAATTATTAATATAATAATATTATAATATATTAATTGGTGCCATGCAAAATTCTATAATTTAAAAGGGCCAATTCTTTACCTTTCGCTTCAATCATCACGTCAATATCTAAACCAAAAGTATCAATATAATTGGTTATTAATACTGAATGAGCTCTAGGATTAATTGTGGAATCATTTTCATGAAGAGCTCTTGACTCTGAATAATGAGCAACTGGCCTTACGTCTTTCCAAGTAGACATAGCCAATTTCAAAGCTTCTTCTGCTGACTGACCTCCATCATTAAATGTATGGTGATGATAATCAAATACAATTGGAATTCCTGCGTGAGCATAAATCAATTCATGTAAGTCTTTAACTGAATACATAGAAGCTTTATCGTCATTCTCAATAGTCAAGCGAGAACGAACTCCTTCAGACAACCTAACAAAATTCTTACACCATGTTTCAGCTGCACTATACTTATCTCCATACGTCGCTCCTACATGTATATTAATTTTATTATACGGAGTTCGAGAAAGACCCATTAAGTCAAATAGTAAACCATGCATTTCTAAATCTTTAATAGTATTAATAACTACAGACTCTTTAGGAGATGCAAGTAAGTTAAATGGACCTGGATGAGTAGTAATGCGAATATTATTATCCTTAGCAAATTGACCACAACGAGCTAAGACAGTTACTATCTCTGCATAGTCAGGGAACTGAGTTACATCTACTTTATTGCCCCATGGAAACAAATCACTACCTAAACGAAAAAAATGAATTCCATTTAGTAAATTCCATTCTAAAATTAATTCTAAATCTTTTGCATTGGCTAATGCTAATTGAGACGCGTGGGCTATACCCTTCTCTTTCAATGTAGCAGCTCTCATTGCTCTGCCAGTAAGAATACCTCTCTTACCTAATGTCATGTTGATGCATGCGTAACCTATATTTGTCATTGTATATTTTTTATTTAATTTAAGATAAGATATTCTATTGAATGTACCAAATTTAATTTGGCAATTCATTTACTTCATCTTCTACTAGCTCCGCTTCACTTACTTTGCGGCAGATGTAAGTAGTTTCGTTTTTGCGTAATACTACATCACAATCCAATAGGGTTCTAAGACCATTAGCATCTTTAATTCGATGGGATACGTATTTTTTGATGACTTCTACTAGGCCACCTTCCCATTGGATAAATTCTCTTTGTATAGTAACCATAATTAATTATTAGAAATTTTTTCATGTCGCCCTATTAAAGTAAAGGCTTTACAAAACTTTTGCTGTTTAAATACTTCCATTGCAATATCTGAAAATTTATATGCAATCATTATACAGCCATCCATGAACATTTCTGTAATGGCTTCATTTAAAAACTCTTGCGAATTGGAATTTAATATTACTCGATTGTTAACGATTAACACATTAACTTTAGCATCTGGATTTATACTTCCAGTTATAATAGACGACAGTTTATCTTTAAAATGCTCAATATCAACTTCAAAGTCAGGGTGAGTTTCATACTCACTATCATTTTCGAAATTCGTATCTTCCGAACCTATTCCATAAGCATCTACACAAATTAAATCGTATAAGAATAGAATCTTTTCATCCTTTGGTAGACTCGCGAAAAAATCGTAGTCTTCTTGATCGATTATATATTCATTAAAATTCATACGCCTTCCCCTTAATAATTATCTCAGAGCAGAGCCAAGAAGGATCTACTATTACTTTAATTTTATTAAAGATTTCAGGTCGATTGAAAAATCCACGCAGTATTAATGATCTAGCATCTAAATCTTTTTCTTGATTAGCAAAATTTAATTTTACTAACTCTTCTTGCTCCAATGCACTGCGAAGGAACGATATAATATCATTAGCCATACTTCTTCCAAATAGTGTTTAAGACTTCTGTAATTTCCTTTGTCAATGAATACCCGTCGTTTACATATTTAATACATACATATACAGTTAAATGTTCATTACATTTTGTATCATTGATAGAGTCTGATAACTTATATAGTTTAGATAAAACTTTAAGCTTAATATCTTTCTCCGCATAACCCATAGAATCAAACTGCGCTGCAATGGCTTCTTCTAAAAGAATTGAATCTACTGCTGACATTAGTTTATTGTCTTGCAATGGAATATTTCTTTCTGCTAAATTTCTTAGTGCGTCTGCAGCTTCAGTTTGATCTAGTAAACTTTTAATAAACTGCTCAAATGGAGCCGGTTTCATTAAGCTTCTTTTTTCTTGTAAGGCTTTTTAGACTTAACGGGGGCGCCCATTACTGGATTAGCTTTTTTTGGTTTAGACTCACCCATTACTGGATTTGGCATTGACTTAATTGATATTCTAGATTTGTCTTTGCAAGATTGCAAATCAGAACGTAAAGTTCTAATATAATCTTTATCAGCAATCTTTTCAGCTTCTATACGTTTTGTATGTGCGCGTAATAAATCATTAACTGATTCTTTAGTTGCAATTTCTTCCATTGCAATTTTTAATTTACTTTTTTGACCTAAGCCATAAATTGTCACTGCAATTAAAGCAGCAACTGTTACGATTGTAATAATCATTTGTTTTTGTTTTTTTGTTTATTTAAAAATAAAGAAAGTTACGTCACCGATCATATAATCTGTGCGACAAACTACTTTAGTATATTTACTAACTAAATAAGTTAACCAATCAGCTGTGTTATGCACAATTAATTGATCAATATCGGATTGGTTCATATCGGCAGGAAGCCCTGTCAATAAATTAAATGCAACTCCGATAGTAGCATTCTCATACATTTTATCAATTACCGTTTTACCATATTCAAACATATCAGGATGATCGTTTAAATTGAACAATCCAGAACCAAATACCCAATCATGTTGATTAAGAGTGGTTGCAGTAAGAATGTCATTCCCAGATAATTTATTTAAAAGCACGGGATATTTTCTTTCAGCAACTGAAATCATATTTGCATTGAAATCTATGCCTGTATAATTAATATCATCTTGCTCAGGAAAGAATCTACGCAGGTATCCATATAAGTCAGCACGCCCACAGCCTACATCTAATACAGAATAGCTAGGTGAGTAAAATAACAGCAATGCCGAAAAAAGTAATTCTTGTTCATTAGTGGACATCCATCCAGCAATTTCAGGAGCATTTAATAAATAATCTTCCGAAAAATCATCTAGATTAGCAAGCTCAGATGCTACTTCTTTTTTAGGTTCTTCTATAGCCTTATTTTCTTCGTTTTCTAAAATCTTAAAATCTTCTAATGAAGCTTGCTCAAAGTCTTGAAGCATTTGAGCTTCTTCCTCTGCAATTTTAATTTCTATTGACTCTTTTTTCGAGCCAAAAAGGTTTTTAAACATAACTTTTTAATTTATTAATAAATATGATATTCTTTTGTTTTTCGCGATTCTCTAACAGATTCTGTCTTTGATCTTCTAGCTTCTACTCGAGCAATTTTATTTTCCATATTCATTCCTTCAATTCGTAAAGGATGAGTTCTGTTTAAATTTTGATTGGACTTTGCTCCTATTTGTGCCATTTCCCAAGCTTTAATAGGATTGGTAGTAGGCAATATACACCACTCAGCTAAAATGTCTTTTGGTTGCAAACCATCCTGCTCCTGCATAATAGTATAGTGAGTTTTACCAATAGCAGTTAAATATGCTCCTGGGTATTGCTTACACACCTTTTTCTTGTATTTTTCAATTAGTTTCTTCTCCTGTACTGACAGTTTATTCATGATATAATACTTTATATACGTTAATGTTTAAGATTGTTATAGGGTTAGGAATTAATAATTATGGATAAATAAATTCCTGAATAAGATCCTATTACAGATCCTATTACATACCCTATCCATTGATGAAATGCATCTCCGGATTGAGCAATTTTTCTAATTACAAAAAAGTTCATCGAAGCAATTAAAAAATCTGCCAATGCGGCTTCATGATAATGCAACAAAGCAATTGCTCGATAATTTACACATATTAATGAATAAAGTACAATTTGTATTACTGCTAAAATAACAGCTTCTTTAATTTTAACTTTCATTAATCTTCAATTTTCAATTCTTGATTGACAGTCTTAATTAAAAGAAAATCTTCTTTGGATTTCTTTTCCAACGACGCTTTTTTAGTTTCAGCATGCTGCTTACTAATAAAAGTTCCAATGACAGCATCGCCTTCTTTAAGTGCCCAGCAAGCTCCAAATTTTTCATTGGTAGTTGGCACAATACGGTATTTAGATTTTTTTGGCATCATATTATTTTACGTTAACGATATCATCTCTGTGAACAAAACTTACTTTTGATGCGTCTTTCTTTACAGCAATTTTCACAGCTAATTCCATTAAGTCATTGAAATTGAATTCATAAGAAACGTCTGTCACTCGAAACAACTCTCCTTCTACATAATAGAATAATTGTTCTTTATTTAAAATAATTCCATAGATGCCGAATTTCACAGCATTTGTTTTAACTTGGTCTGCCATATATTTATTTTTTATTTTCTATATATAAAAATAATTAATTACTTTCATAATACCAAATTTTCTTTTGGATATTTTAAGATTTCTTTTGAAATTATTAGTGTAATGTATCCTTTTGAATTAAAGTATCCAAATGAATTACAGGCTGAATGGAATCTATTATTTTTATTTTTTTCTTTTTAATAGGCTTAACTGGTTCTGGTTCTTTAATTGTGTCTATTATAATTTCTTTTGGCTTTATGTTAATGAGAGCTACTTTGTGAACTTCAGGAATTTGAATATTAGCTGGTCGAGAACTTACAAAAGCTACAATAATAAAAATAATTACAGGCATTGACAATAATGTCAATCCTAAATAAAACAAAGAATTAAATTTTTTCATCGGATAGATTTTTAAATATATTCGCTAGCGAATGCTTAACATTGGAACGAATTTCCATTTCCATAGCTTCTCTACGCTTTTCAACTTCAATGTCAAACATTCTAATAATAGTTTCCATTGGTTTACCCCACATACTAATATTATAAGAGTATTGATGATTAACGATTGTAATTAAATTTGACTCAATGATAATAAATAATTGCTCATCGTGACTTTTTATATATCGCTTACCTGATATAGGAGAAAGTAATAACACGCTAGATTCTTTATGAATAAGTGCTTTGCAAACTGAAATACATTCTCTTTCATATTCCGATTTTTCATGTTGATTTGGCTTAGATTGAGTAGCCTTTAACACTTTAAGTGCTACTTTTTGTACAAATCTTTTTATTTTATGCATCATAACTTTTTATTTATTAATGGCGAGGTACTACTATTTCTACTTTTTGTCTAGGGTGCAATGTATGCACAAATTTAATTAGCTCATCAGTCTTAACATTAAAATACAATTGAGTTATAGATAGTTCTTGAATTGGTTTAGCAAATTTGCCATGTACTGGATTCAATTCATATTCTGAATGGTCATAATAAGCAACTGACTTAGCATTATAAAAGATAGTGTCATTTTTTGTTGACCATTTTACAAATTCAGCTTTACTGATAATCTCTTTATCAACTGAACAACTTCCTAGAGCTATTGCAAGCCCTATAATCATTAATTGTTTTTTCATAATCTATTTATTTATTAGTAGTCAGGACAGCTATCTGACTAAATTAATATTCTAGCAATAAGTCCTAAGACAAACCCCAGTATCAGAACAGTGTATACTTCCTTTTTCCATTTGGAATATTCTTTATCAAAATCTTTCATATTTTTTAATTTTAGTAGTCAGGACAGGATTCGAACCTGTACATTTAGAGCAGCGCCCTTTGTGTTTACCGTTTCACCACCTGACTATGGTGGGAT